ATGCCGTCACAAGTCGTGTAAATTCATTGGCTGAAAACTTTCAAGAAACATTTTCAGGAGAAATTGCTAATATAAGAATGCCAGAATTAATATCAAATATAACAGCACCATTACCAGGTCAAGAGGGTTATAGAGCCATAAGAGAACAACCTGGTGCTGCTAATCCTAAAAATAAATATATAGGCGAAGATGGTAAAGCAGCTAAATGGGTTGGTAGAGCTATAAAAGACCAAATGGGTTTAGTTAATGACCTTATGGATTTTGTTGGTCTTTTTGATAGTTTTGAAGATTTTTTTAATAAAATGAAAAACATCGGGAAAAGCGGTTTAATTAAAAATATTTTCTTAATCGAAGCAGAAGTTACCGATAGAGTTGATGAAGTTAAATCTAAGTTTTTTGGATTTATAGAAGATGTTAAAAAAGCAAAACCTGGGTTAGCACCTTTTATTGGTTTGTTTGAGCAAGCATTTGATATGTTCAGGCGAGTTACTGTTGTACAAATATTGGGTAAATATCTAGGGGATTTAGCGAAAGCGTCTATTGAAACTGCTGGCAGATTTCAGGTATTAATAAATACAACTGAATTTTTAGCAGGTAGCAGTAAAAAAGCTAAAGAAATATTTTCGTTCTTAAGTAGTGAGGTTGTTAGATTAGGTTTATATACCGAAATGGCAATCAAAAGCTGGAATAAACTCGCAGCAACAACGAGAGGAACAGTTTTAGAAGGGGATACAACTAAAGAGATATTTTCAGCTATTGCACAAGCTGGAACGTCATTTGGTCTTACAACAGAAGAGATGGAAGGTTCAATTTTAGCACTTTCCCAGATAGCAGGGAAAGGTGTTGTTAGTATGGAAGAATTAAGGGGTCAATTAGCTGAGAGAATCCCTGGTGCATTCCAAATGGCTGCTAGAGCTATGGGTGTAACCGAACAAGAATTAACAGGTTTAATTTCAACAGGTAAAATAGCTGCGACCGATTTTTTACCCAAATTCGCTAAACAATTATCAATGGAAACTGCTGGTGGTATTGAAAAAGCTTCTAAAACAATAGCTGCTGCTACTACGAGATATAAAAACGCAATTACTGTTTTTCAAGAAAAGTTTGGTAGTGGACTAATAAAAACAGTTACTTGGTATTACAACACTTTAGCTAGTGCAATTGAAAACGTATCTAAACACGCAGCGTTAATGGGTTTAGTTTTTATAAAAATGATAGATAACGCTTTTTTTGGGTTTCTTGATAACTTTGTCATAATGTTAAAAATAATGGTGACAACACCAAATATTATAAAAACGATAGGCGTTGCTTTTGTCACTTTAAAACAAATAATAATGACTGTTTTAATGCCTGTTATATCAGAGTTAGGGAGGTCTATTGTTGGTAGTTTTCTATATATGAAAGCCCTTGAAGGTATAATTTTCCTTTGGAGTACCTTTGTAGGAAAGCTTAAAACTGACGACATTAATAAATATTTATCAAAAAGTTTTATTGAAGCTGGTAAAAAAACAGATGAATTAAGAGAGAAATTAGGAAAGTTACGAGGTGAAATTGATAAGAATGGTAAACCTGTAGTTAAGGCTGAAACGAATGTCTCTGGAGTTGTTGAAAAACAAGAGGCTGAAATAAGAAAAGAGGGAATTTTTGGTGGTAGTGCCATGAAGGATGCTATCAGACAAAATGAATTAATAGCAGCATATTTTGATGATGTTAAAGAAAAAAGAGAAGCTAAAGCATTAAAAGAGTCTACCAGTAAAGGTGAGATAAAAACTTTAACAAATGATGTTAATAATATACTATCATCGTCAGATTTAATAATATCTAAAGCCATTGAAAAAACAGATGCTATTGGACGTTTGACTGTTCAAGCTAAAAACGCTGAGGGTAAAAATCTTGAAAATATCAAAAAACAAATTGAAATATTACAGACAGAGGCGCAGGTTGAATTATTTAAAAATGGTGGTAAAACATTAGGTTTAAGCAATATTGAAAGTACCACTAAAAATGTTGCAGCAACAATAGAAAAACTCAAAACACAACTAGAAGATACTGGTTCATCTGAACCCAAACAAGCTATTATTGACCAGATTAAAAGGTTAGAAGAATATAAAGAGAGATTAGAATATATAACAGAAATAATAGGAAGTAGTGATTCAATAACCCAATTTTTAATAACTATTGGTAAAATTGGTTTAAAATTTGAACAAGCATCTTTTGATACCGATAAAGCATTAATTAAAATAAAAACGTCAATAAATAAAAATTTAAAAGATAATTTAACAAAAAATGTAGGTGCTGAAAATAACGCATCACTTGAGCAAGCTAGAAGTGAAATATTTGCAACCCAAGCAAAATTAAAAGCTTCAAAAGACTTAGTTGATGAATTGACCGGAACACTCAAAGGTTCATCAGGTCAAGTTGGTGAGTATTTTAATCAGTTTAAAGATTTTTCGCTTTTAAAACTTCAATCTGAATTACAAAAAACTGACGATAAAGATACTGCTAGAAAGTCAACACTAGAAGCATTAATCAAACTCAGAGAAGGTGAAGGTGCTACATTAGAGTTACAATCGACATTACAAGAGCAACTGTTACAACAAGAACGTGAACGTTTTAGAATTGCACAAGAAAACCTTGATAGACAATTAGCAATTAGTCGAGCAACCGTTGATATTAACGATGCTAGAAATCAATCAGTATCGGTTAGACGGCAAATAATGGGAGGGTCTAGCCAAGCTGATATTGGTTTGATTGATGCTGAAAATCAAGTTAATATTGCTAAACAAAGGGAAGCACTCAGAGAACAGGAATTAGCTGGAATCAAAAAACTCCAAGCTGATAAATTAATCAGTGCTAAAGATTACGAAAACAAAGTGCGTGAATTGACCATACAAGGCGCACAAAATAGTCTAGCGATATTACAGGCATCTTTACAGCAAGAACAAGCTTTAAGAGCTAAAGAAGTTGAAAATATTCAACGTCAATTAGAGCAAGCTAAAGCTGATTCTGAAGCTAAACAGACTGATATAGGATTTAACGTTGAACGTAAAGGTTTTGATATTCAACAGAATAACCTTAAAGAACAAATCTCAACAGGTAAATCTGATGAACTTAATAAACAGTTAGAATATCAAAAACAATTAGCTGAAAAATCCGGTGATATTTCTAAACAAGAAAAAATCAGTGCTGAAATTTATAAAAATCAATTAGCGTCTTTAGCTGTCAAACAGGATTTACAAACTAAATCTTTAGAGTTGACTCAAGCACAACAACGTCTGGAGATGCAACGGTCAGAGATGCAGGCTCAGGTTGCATTACTTGAGGCTGAAAGTCAGGTAAATCAATTGCAAGCTAATAAGGCAACAGCCGAGGAAATTGCTATTGCACAGCAAACCGTTGATATCCGTCAGAAACAAGTTAATTTTATTAGTGAACAGAAAGCCAATTTATCAGAAGTTCAAAAATTAGAAAAGCAAAATCTAAGTGTTCAAAATGAAACTCAAAAGAAAGATTTAGAGCGTTCAAGAAATTTACAGGTTATTGAAGAAGATGAAAAACGTATTAGCAAAGAAATTGAAATAGCAAAATCTAACAATGAACTGAGAAACAAAGAAATTGAAAGAAGCTCTCAATTATTGAATTCTCAACTCGAATTATATAAAGTCCAATCAGACTATAAAAAATCTGAATTAGATTTTCAAACTGAACTTGCAAATAAAGTTAATAACGTTTCAGCACTAGAAACAATAAAAGCGATATCTTATGCTGACCAAGTTGCGAGTCTAAAAGTTCAGAATTTAGCTCAAACTGAATCATTAAAACTGACTCAAGAACAGCAACGTATTCAAGCTGAAATAGATGTATTAGATGCACAAGCAACACTCCGTAAACTTGAGTTAAATAAAGGTTCAGCACAGGATATTGAATTAGCAAAACAACAGTTAGACGCTGCACAACAACAATTAGGTAATTTAGAAGCAATCCAAAGTAATGAACGTGAAAGAGTTGGTATTGAGCAACAATCAGCACTGAAAAATCTTGAGCGTCAACAATATTTAGAGATGCAAGATTTAGCTGTTAAGAAAATAACAGCATCATTAGAGCAACAAAGTAAATTATTCAATGCTCAACAAAATGTTTTACAATCAGTAAATGAACTTGATAAACAACGATTAGATTATCAGTTAGAATTAGCTAATAGAAGTGGTGATATAAATAGAGTTGAACAATTAAAAGCTGAAATATATTTACAGCAACGTGAGGAGATTTTAAGACAGGGTGATGCTCAATTAAAATCTTTAGATATAACACAAAAACAGAATAATATTGAGCTAGAACGTCAGAAATTAATGGCTCAATCTTTATTACTAGAAGCTAAAGCTAACCTTGAAAAAGGTAAGCTTAAAGGTGCTTCGGCTCAAGAGCTAAATGATTTACAACAATATGTAACGATTCAAGAGCAACAATTATCGGGTATTCAACAGTTAGTGAGTGCTAATCAAGAGGTGCAATCACTTGAAAAGCAACAGTTAGAAATTCAACAACAAACTAAATTAGAACAAATTGACCAACAACGTCAGCTTGAATTAATCGATTTACAAGCTCAAAAAATTACTAAGAGTTATGAGTTACAACAACAACAATTAGACTTGAATAATTCTGAGCTTGAACGTCAATCAGCGTTGGTCAATGCTAAATCAGGATTAAATGATTCGGTTTCAAACCTTGAAAAACAACGGTTAGATTTCAGAATGCAGTTGGCTGAACTTGCTGAAAATGAAGTACAGAAGCAACAAATTAAACAACAATTATATGAGCAAGAATTAAAGTCATTAGCACAGCGTCAAGCTATTGAACGTGAGACTTTAAAAATTGCACAATTAAAACAAAATATTGATATTAAACGTCAAGAAATTCAAGCTGAAATTGCCACATTAGAAGCACAAGCTAATATAGAGCAAGCTAAAGCTAGAGGTGCTGGTGAAAGTGAATTAGCTGCATTATATAAAGTTTTAGCACTAAGAATGCAGCAAGAAAAATCGGTACAAGCTGATAAAGTCAACCTTGCTCAAATTCAAGAATTAGAACGTCAAAAATTAAATGTTGACCAAACCGCAGCAAACGAAAATCTGCAACAACAAAGAATATTAGACCAAGCTCGAACAGCTAAAGAACAACAACAGAAAAATAGTAAAGGTGGTAATATTGTTGATACTGGTGTAAATGTACCATTAAATATTAATATCCCACCACTAAAACCATTACCAATTGAAGAAGTTAAAATTTCCAAAACTGATTCAGATAAAAAAAATGAAATAATTGAATCAATGAAAGTTACTGCTACCAATGTTTACATCAATGGAACGGTTTCAGCAAGTAGTGGTCAAAATGTAAACATTGAAACTCAAAATTCCGATTTAGAAAAAGTTAAAAAAATCGAGAATGAAATAAATAAATTAGCAAAAGAGTCACGATTAAAGGCTGCTAACGCTGCGATGGATGATTATATTAATAAATGGAATAGTGATGCTGAAAAAGAACGAATTGCAAGTGGTCTGAGTGCTGAACAAGCAACGGCTGGAGGATATGAGCAAGCCAGATTAGCCCGTGAGGAAGCTGAAAGAATTAAGGCTGATTTGGCTTCTGGTAAACTTAAAACAACGGGTGCTGAAGGTTTTAAGCCTCAAGCTATTATGACACCATTGCAACGCTTACAAGCTGAATTAGACGCGGCACAGAAAGCTGTTGATAACTCTAAAAATAAACCCAATAAAAACACCTCCAATTCTCAAGAAACTGAAGGTGGTACTAATGTAAATGTTGAGAATCTCGTGATTGTTAGCTCCGACCCAACTGGTGACGCACGACAAGTTTTAAATGACTTAGCTGCAAATAAAGGCAAGTGTTAAATGATATTTTGTTTCAATTCGATAGCTTTATTTTTAAAACTATAAAATCATCATAACACAAATATTTTTAAATGTCATCCCAACCACTGACACCAGATGACATCACATAACTGGTAACACCACTATCAAAGAAGTTAGCTTTTACGTTTGCATCTTTAGATGTATCAGCTATTTTTTCGAGATGAGCGTAGCAGTTTTTAGAGTAGATTGGTTCAGTGTAAAGGTTTTCCAGACCAATAGCCCGTAATCGAATATTGGCTAGATATTTGATGTATTGTTCAGTGCTTTGTTCAGTAATCCCTAATATTTCATTACCTACAATATGGTTAACCCAAAGTATCTCATACTTGACCGCTTTGTCAAACATTTCATAAATTCTTTCTATTGAATGTGGGAACGTTTGCATGGCTTCTGGGATGATTTTTTGGTATAACCGAACATGACTCAATTCGTCCCGATTGATGAGCTTAAATATATCAGCAGAACCCGACATTAACATTCTTGAAGATAGGTTGTAGAAGAAGCAGAAGCCTGAGTAGAAATATATACCTTCAAGGATAAAATTAGCCATTAAAGCTTCAAAATAACTTTCTTCTGATAGTGTATCAATATATTTTTGGTACATACTTGCAATGAATTCACAGCGTTTAAAAAGGAGTGTATCGGTTCTCCAGAAATCATATATAACATTCCTTTTTTCTGTTGGAATAATAGTTTCTATCATAAGTTGGTAGGAATGATTGTGCATGGCTTCCTGAGAGGTTTGTTCAGCCATGCACAATGCTATCTCAGGAGCCGTTACAACGCTTTTTAGGTGTGGTATATTACAAGTCTGTATACTATCTAAAAACGTTAAATAAGAAAGAATTCCATCATAAGCTCTTTCCTCGTCGGGTGTTAAATTTCGGTAGTCGTTAACGTCTTGGGTAATGTCTATTTTTTCTGGAATCCAGAATTGCTCACGTAGTTGTTTATACAAGCCAACAGCCCAAGAATAACGCACATCATTCAATTGCATTAAATTGGTTGTTTCACCCTTCCAGATTTTACGATGGTTAACATCATCATTTCCTTGGGGGTTAAAAATTTTATTGGTTTGAATAATTGCCATAAAATCCTCAACTTTAAAATTACTTTTTTATTATAATGTAAATATGTTTTAAATATATTTGTTATAAACTATATTTTTTTCTATGGCGATTGTATTAACCAAGTCCCGAAAAACGCTCTTTAAAAAAAATAACGTGGCGTATCCTGGGTTTAACTCATTGTCAGGTTCGTGGGATGAGTTTTCAACCAACGGGCTATGTACTTTTAGCGGAACTATAGATATCATAAATGTTCCCGGTAATCCCTCCAACGTGGATAATAGAAAAAATCGTACAGGATGGATGTTTGGCAATCCTGTTGAAATATTAGTAGAAGATGATAATGGGAATTTTGTTAGTCCGAAAATATTACCCAAACTTTATATTAAAAATTCACGTCCCTATAATCCTAAAACTAAAATTTTAACCTTAGATGTCTCATGTATTTTAGGGTTGCTTTCAGAGTACAGCCTAGACCATTGGAAAAACCCTGAAAAAGATCCTAATGATACTGAGCAACCAACCATTGACGATTGGTGGAGTGATTGGAAAAAAAAGGGTAACACCACTGTTTCCGCAATAATAAGTAAAATCTTTCAAAAATTATCAATAGAAATGAATGCGGGTCAAACATTACCTAGTACAAGAGTTTTATTACCCTGGACTCCCTCTGGCAGTCTGATTTCAGCTTGCGGTGATTTATGTTTTAAATCTACAATTCCGTCCCAATTGTACTCAGATGAAAATGGAAAAATAAACATTAATCAAATAAATGTTTCAAGTCCTAGTATGGATTTGTATTTAAAAATTGGTAGAGATGAAGAATACTATGAACCCAATGGAACAGACTCACCTCTTTCTGAATTAATTGTTGTAGGGGAAATACCTGAAATTTTAGAGAACTCTGATGAGTTGACTGAAGGCGATGATGGCTTTTGTTCCTATCGAGAGGAAGAAGGCTATGACTATGCGCTAGGAGACAATAGTGGGAACTCTCTTGTTTTATCAACGGAAAGCGTTTGTGAAAAAATAATCGGGGGTGCAGAATCTTTAATCAAAATGGTCACAACAATAAGATATGAGAGATTGGGATTACTATATCCCGACATTATAAATGATGAGAATTACGATAAAAAACAAATGGTTAAGGTATTACAAAAAACTCATCGACAAGAGTTTGATACCTCAGAAGAAAATAGGCTAGTTTTCGAGGAAACAATCATAAAAGAACCTTGGGGGAAAATCTTCGGTGCATGGTATAACAATCATTTAGATTGGTATATTGATTACACTTTATCGTCAACGAGTGAAGGTGGTTCAATATCCCCCTTTGCTGATGAGGCGCGATATTCAACAGCTATTTATCAATCAAGGAAAGAACAGAAAAACTATTTTTATAATCAAGATAAAACTCTTAGAAGAACAGAGCAAACTGTATGGGAACCGATTTCAAAAGTTTTAACAACATTCAACGGTGATGGTTCATTTCCAGGTTTTGATCATCAAGAAACAATAACTGAAAAGCATACGGAAGATTGGGTTAAGTATCGTAAAAACGAGCGTCACAGTAAGTCTGATAGGATGACAATGGAATCTAAATATAGTTCTATTGTTGAATCATCTGACACTTATTTAAGAGAAAAGAAAAGTTCTGAAAATCCTTATATTCCAGTTGAAAGTAGTCCGGGTGTAATTGTTTGGCATCCTAATTTAGAAGCTTATATGATTAAGGTTAAAAAGTTTGAAAGACCTGATAACCAGCCCCCTAATATTGGAGAGGATTGGGTTGATAAAAATTTCTTTTTGAGAAGACAACGGTTGGCATTAATTAGCGATAATGACAACAACCCCCAAGTTTTGAGCAGAACGGGAGAGGCAGCATCACCGCCCACTGAGAATATGCCTAACAATGAAGCGAAAGACTCTAATGAAATTGAACCTGAATATAAAAATAAAATATTTGTTGACCGTCGAACCTGGGAATTTCCCTATCCAAATATTTACAAGCCACCGAGAGAATTTGTATCAATGGGCGTACTGGATAATATGGGGATTCTTAAAAAAATTAGTGAAATATTGTATTTCATGCGACAAGGAAAAAGTTTTTCCTATGAAGTAGTTATGCCATTAAATCAATACTGGATTGAAAATGACTTCAAACCATTAAGACGAATTGACGTTGATGAACCAGATAACAGATTAATCTATCTGGCTTCAGGGTTTACCATAGAATTACGAGAAACTAAAAGTTTAATATTATCACAGTTGTACTGGTTAGGGTTTAAATAATGAGCGTATCATCTATTAGATATAAAGCAGCATTAAACAGATATAAAAATAAACCATTGTCTAGTAGCATTGCAAAGCCTTCTATGTCGGGTTCTGGCACGGGTTCAATGTCTGTTAATTTTGAAGGCTTTAACCCGGACACGGGTTTTCAAAAATTTAAAAATAGTTCCGGGGATATTATAGAAGCTCAAAATAATAATCAGCATTCAGCCTATGGTTACGCTAAAGAAGTTGTTGTTTCTCAAGGTCATGTAGTGGGTTAAATTTATGGCAACTATTAAATATGCTTTCAGACCAAAAAAAGAATCTAATAGGTTGTTGAAAAAAATAAAATATGAACTTTTGGCTTTAGAAAAACTTGAAGTTTTATATTTGAGGAAATAATTAAATGCCAAATTATCTAGCTAATCGTGCGTTCGCTAATGTTGCAGAAATGAAAGCGTTTTTGCTAGACGACACCGATGAAGATTTACTAGGGCCATTTATTATCCCAGTCGATACCAATGATTTTAAATTGGTGGTATGGAGAAGGTATAGCACCAGGACGGCTGATGATGTAAGCACGTTCACAGCCAACGGGCCAGGAAGGTGGATTGTTTTACAGTCTGGTGGCGGTGGTGGTAATACCCCTGATGCAATCGACGGCTCAACCTATTGGAATAGATTGGGGACGTTTGCAAGCATTGAAGAATTTACAACAAACTCTAAAAATTATAGTTTGAAAAATTGGTTAAGCCCGACACCTGGTAGTTTTTTGGAGAATAGCAATGCCTAATTTTTGGTTAGCAAAGAGTAAAGCTGAGATAAAGGCGATACCTGTAGCTGATTGCACCGATGGCGCAAAGATATGGTGTATTGATACCCAGTCATCCTTTAGGTATTTTCAATATAGAAATTTTGTGGAGATTTCATATTTCCCTAATGTTTTCCTTAGACCTAATAGCGCGATTACTGGTGTTCCTGGGGTTTGGCAAAATGAGGGAAATATTTATGAGAACCTAACTGGTGATTATGCTTCCAATGAATACTCATTATTTGCTTGTCCACCTTTTCCGCCAGCAAAACCTTGTCAAAGGGTTGTTGTCACTTATATAAATAATGTGAATGAACATTTTTTAGTAGAGTGGATTGCGTATAACCCAAATGTTGCACCTCAATTCCCTGATTTTGTTTTAAATCAATATAGTATAAATAATTGTTGGAAGATTTTTAGAATAAAGACAATGGTGTCAGAGAGAAACCCTGTAAATTTAATCAATAGTAGCGATGGGCAAATCTGGTACAAGTCTGATGAGAATAGGCTTTTCATTAACTATAATAATTTAGTTCATGATGACCCTAAAGGTAATTTTTATATTGGTTCGCGTAGCGATAGTTGGGATGAGTTACAATTTACAGAGTCGGTATAAAAATTAAAGTTATGGCTAATTTTTGGATATCAAAAACAATCGCAGAAATTGAAGCTATCGGGGCGACAGGCAGGACTGATTACTGTCGATTATTTTGCATTGACTGGTTAGAATGGGTGTTTTTCCATCCAACATATTCTGTAGATTCCGTTGGCAGTTCTTCTACAAGATATGTGAATGGCTATGATGATTTTATGCTGATACCAAATGATATCGCTGCCACGCCTGGAGCAACAGGAGCATGGTTAAGAGATACTGACAATCTTTTAATTAAAACAACTTCAACCGAATGGGTCTACAAACCACCCAATTTTAGACCGTTTTTATACGGTCAAAGTGTGACACTAATTAACTACCAAGAGGTAGTAGAAAACTCTGGTTCAGTCGGTGACTATTTTAATTTATCGAACCCTTGTATAACATCATGGATTTCTACTGAAATACCATCAACAAATGTTTATGATGTTGATAAAGTATGGATGTTCATTAACGCAACAACTGTAATTAGTGAAGATAACCCGATGACAATAAACGCATGGGGAGGTGGAGGCGTTTTATGGTTCGATAAATCAACAAGGAAACTATACATAAACGAATCTACAGTTTCCGAAACTGAAACAAATGGTATGATTTGGAATGAAATTACATTCAATTACGCAAGTATTTATTAAAGATGCCTAATAACTGGATAACAACAACTGTTCAAGATTTAAAAATAAAACCCTCAACTGAAGCAATAAATTACCAACTTATTTATGTTCAGGAATGGGGTGATTTTGCGTTCTATCACCCTACTTATAAAGAAATTTACAGCGACTATGATTATATTACTGTTGACGGTGTAAACTATAACAACCTTCGAGAAAGTTTTTGTATAAGACCACCAGATAAAATTTTTGATGACCCTGGGAGATGGTTAAAGGTTGGAGACATCAGCTTGAATTCTATATCACCTCAAGGAATAGTAAGCGGTCATGGTGTTGAATATATGGCGAAAATGCCTAATATTATTCCTTATAAGTTAGGGCAACGGTGTAACGTAATTATTAGAGAATATTTTCCTGAATGGGCTGAAGTTCCGAACCCTGATTATCAAGGATATCCATTAGATTTATTACTTTCTTGGGAAACAATAAAAGTTCCCGCCCAAGAAATTGTAAATACAATTAACCCAAATAATCCGCAACAAGTTTATTCATTAACTTGGTGGCTTACACATAAAAAACCAATCATCTCTTTCAATAATCCTAAAGGTATGTTCAATTATTTAGAAGTTGGAGGATTGTTATGGTATAAAATAGATGAAAATAGGCTGTTTATTAATAGCACTAATTCACTGAATTCATACGAACGCTGGAGTGAAATAACCTTAGACACAGGAGCAGTTTAAATTATGCTAACGATTGTGATGAATACGAGAAGCGATTATTTCTTAGCTAAGGATAATATTCTTTCAATTATTAATCTTTATAAAACGGAAGAATATAAACCTGAAATTGTTTTAATAAGTGATGGGGTCAACATCCCAACACTTAAAGATTTTTGCGAGTTTAATAATGTTAGATATCTTAAAGGTGAAAGATTATATTTGAGCAGCCAAGGGGGAGCATGGGTTAAACGTTGGTTAGATCAAGGGGTGATTGGTGATTCTCAATGGGTTTTAAGGATTGACCCCGATACCCGGATATTCAAATCAATAAGCTTAGAATATGATGAAGATATAGATGTGGTATCGCCATATTTTCCAAAAGATTGTAATCCTAATAGACTTCATGGAAGTTTTCAATTAATTAGAAGAGATGCTGCAATAAAAATTTTAGAAAGCGGAATTCTTGATAGTGATAAATATAAAATGTCTGAATACACTTATGGGTATAATTTAAGCGATTCAATTAGATTGAAATATAAAGATAATAAAGATAGGAGTGTTGGTATAAATGAGGATTTAATATTTAGCGAGGTTTGTCATAAATTAAAATTTAAAACTTATAACGCTTCGATATTTATGAATTGTTGGTGGAGGAAGAAACCTAATGACTCGCTGTTGGCTAATCCTGTTGCAGAACATCCATACCTAAAAATAGATAATATAAAAAATAGAGTTTTTGGGATTGGATTATCAAGAACCGGAACTTCATCACTTAATCAAGCGTTAAATATGTTAGGAGTTGATAGTGTTCATTATAGTAATAATATTAAAAGTTTTGATGATGTTCAACTATGTTTAGATATGTACGAGGGTTTTACCGATGTTCCAATCCCTTCTATGTATAAAGAGTTAGATTCTATTTACCAAAACTCTAAGTTTATATTAACAATTAGAGATATGAAAAAATGGATGGATAGCGTTAAGCATTATATTAAATTATGGAATGATATGATGGAAAAAACTGAACCAATTTTATCACCAGAACAAGCAGAGGAAAGAAAAATGATAAGAGGATTTTTAGCAGAAAATTATGAAAAGTTTTACGGTTATAATTTAGCAAAATGTATAGATGATGAAAAAATTGATTATATTTTATCATCAGCATACTCAAATCACTATTTGGATGTTGTTAATTATTTTAAAGATAAAAAAGATCAACTTTTAATATTAGATGTGAGTGAGGAAAACTCGTTTATTAAGCTGGCTGACTTTATGAATTCCTCAGCACCACAAAACAATATGCCATTTAAGAATAGCATAAATGAAGAAATCAGTCGTATTAAAGATAGAGAGAAAGCAATAATTAGAAATTATAATAAAAGAATGAATATAAATTAATTAATATGTCAGAAACTAACCCGCCTGATATTTTCGGTGAAGGTGAAATCATCACATTTTTCCCAACTGTTGAGCTATTAGAAGCTCAAGCAAAATATCTTTGGAATAAAAACGATGATTATTTTATTAAAGTTAGTTCCTACCAAAACGGATTAATGATAGGAACTAACCCATTTATTTACACAGGGTCAATTAGTGAAATAACCAGTAAAAGCTTTTCAAAATATTATAAATTTTCATCCGATGATATAACTTTTACATACAATGAATCAACGGCTAAACTAAACGTTGAATTACCTGATAAAACAGAAATTAAAATCAAAAAACCTGCAACTATAGATTCAGCCTATATTGCAATAGGGACTGTTCCTGTATTGGGAGGGAGAATAAGTTATACAACTGGTAACAGTTTATTATTATCTCCATTTAAAGAGAATTTTACCACGATAACAAGTGATTTCTTTAACACCACAGTCAATAATTACTATTTAGGAATAGCTAAAGGTGTTGAAATAATTAAGCATGAAGCGGGTAGCAATGTGGTGTTATTTAATTCTTCAAATGATTTTATATCTAAATGTTTAAATAGCTTTGATGATAATAGTTCATCAACGACATTTTGTGAACTGTCACCAAGCTTTAGTTTAGGAACAGTTGTTAATCGCCCTTGTGTAGCCATCGATTACGGTACAACACCTGTAACTTTTTCAGGCAGTGAAACAGATTTAGCCTATGACTGTTTATTTTTATTTAAGTCATCAACAACAGATTACAGCGACGCTTTTGTTTGCTATGCTGCACCGTTTGAAAATGATTACTATATATTTGGGATTTCAGAATCTAAAGCTATGTTTAATGAAGATGAAGAAAGCCCGTTAGAGATTAGAGATATTAAAGTTAAAACAGAATTGAGTTGGGAGGTAATTATTATATGAGTGGTAGAGATAAAGTTGAAATAAAAAATCAAGGGGATTATATTCATCGCACCTTGGCAGACTCCAGCATAACAATACCCATTGAAGGTAATGTTTTTTGGGTTAAATTTGTTAAAAAATCTTCACCCGTAACTTTTAATACAGGAGAATCATGGCTTTATGATTTTGCTGCTATGCGTCGATATCCATGTGCTAGTGCATGGCAATTTGAAGATTATAAAAAAGTTCCTAACGGATACTATTCAACAACAATAAAATCTGTTGAAAAAATTAACAAGGATAGAATAATTTTACATAATCCTACAGATGCGGATATAAGATTAATTTTAAAAAGACCTGATTCTAGCCCTCCCGGTTCAGGAAGTGGTTATAGCCCTGCAACTGTTTCACCTAGACAGCCAGGGGGAAAATATAGTATTACGGGTTCAAATGGAGAACCTGTAAGCACTGAGGATATTATTTTAATACCTACTTATATTGGCGACTGGACTGTTACTGTTGATGTTATTATTACCACAATATTTGATTCACAATATGCACCATTTAACGCTCATCAAAATGTATATATTACATCAGGCCCTCCAACAGTGCAACCTGATGGGACGACTTGCATATTTAGTAAACTGTTATATTCACAAATGGGAACAGGCATTGAAATGTTTAAGGAAACAGAACGTGCAGCTTATAAAATAAGATATAAACCTGAAATATGGGGAGGTGTACGTTTTTTTGGGGTTGATACACCTTACACACCAGTCTATCCAGCAGGGGGTTATATTACATTAAATGCTATTCATGGCTCACCTGATGCAGGTGGGATTTGGATAGGAAAAGGGCGAAAAACAGGACATCACCAATATGATGATAGTGGGAAATGGACGGTTTTTCCCGATGACCCTCCGGTTGGGCAAGGAAGTATTAGTGCTGTTATAAATACTATTTCAGTTTCACCCGACCCTGGATTTTTACCATTTGATATTTATTATTTAAGTGACCCAAACGGAACGGGTAACACTAATCCTGGTGGTGGTAATCAACCTGGAAGTAATCAACCTGGAAGTAGTCAAGCGGGGGAAAAATTACCCCCGAAAAAATCAGATATTGTTGATTCTCCTAATTCAAAATACATGGCTGAAATATATTTTAATAATACTAAAATATATGAAACTTCAGCTAGTGAATTACTATGTACTTTCCCAATCAATTTAATTGGGAGTTTACCAGATAATGACACTGAAACAACTGATGATGATGAAACATCACCTGACTGGGTTCACCCTTTAGATAAAATATTAGATAATTTTGGTTGGGCTGATGAAATTGGTAATAATTGGGGCTTATTCCCTGGAAAATTAGCTGATATTCTTGTTAAGAATAGAGAGAAATATGATTTTGATAAGACTAAAGATGGTAATGATATGTTAGAAGAATTGTTACCAAATTCTTTAAATCTTTATGCAAACACTAAAGCATATTCAATTGCTAGAGAACATCACATATTTTTATTACTCGAAGGTGCTGAACAACAAACTAAGTTAGAAACTGTTGGCTCAAATTTTTACATTAGAAGAAATTGTGAAAATAACTATTGCTGTTTTCAATTTAAAAGATTAACGGTTATTGAAGTTAAAAGTGGTAGCCCTAGTGTAAGATATTATCCGATTAGAGACGGAAAAATAACGGGGTTGCCTGAGTGGATTAAAGAGTTAGACTATGATGGATTTTTAAATCCTTATTTCTTTTTCCCAACTTCTAATAATTTATGTAGAATTGGTTCAGGTTCTAATAGCGGGGCTTACGGATTAAACACCCAAGGGATTCATCAATTATCAACGGTTGGAGTTTCCCCCTATTTTATAAGCCGTGAACTGCCTATACCAAACAAAAATAATGATTTTAATTCTCCACAATCAGCACAAAGATTTGGTAAATTTTATGTAGGAGCGAATTCATTTAAGCCTGATGTTAAATTTGTTTATGGTTTCCCTTTTGGTGTTTGGTTTAAATATTCAGATTTTTATTATTATGAAGATTATGGATTAGGAACGGGAATAGTAACTGATGATGTTTTTAGATATTATAATAATATAAATTATTCAAAAGATAATTTATATATAGCAGCAAAAATAGGAGTTTCTAAAGAAAATGTTAGCATTGATAATTTTGATTTTAGCCTATCTTTTCCTATTCAGGATACTCTTAGAGTTGGTTCAATGATTGGAACAAAATTATTCAGAGATGCTTTAAAATCTGGAAATGCTTTTATTCAATATAAAATTGCTAAAACTGAAACAGTTAACCCTGATGCAGTACCTATATTAAGAAATTATATTAATTTGGGTACTGTTAAAGGGTATTATCCAAATTACACAGGAATAATAAATACACCAGCTTGGATTCTACCTTTAATAAAAGGGATTGATGATAATTATGAAAGAGATTTTGATTATCCTCATTATAAATATTACGGTTGGAATAATGTTTATTATTTAACTGAAGATGCTATATCATCAAATTATGTTAAAAGACAAAAATTTCCATATATTAATGATGATGAAAAAATTTTTAAATTTACAACAGATACAAAATTTCAGTTATCAACGATATATAAGCTTCCTAAAATAGAAAATATTACTGATAAAAGCATAATTTATTTTATAACCGCTATTAGGACTGACACTGAAGACGAGAAGGAAAGAAATGACTATGTTGATCCTTTTAGTATGACTTTAGAACAACGTTTAGCATTAAGGGATTAAATAAAAGGGGTTAAATAAAATGCCTAATTACAAATCTAGTGCCTTCTGGGTGTCAAACACACAAGAATTAACAGATAACTTTACCTTTGACAACACTGACGAAGATGGGTTGTTTATGTTTGCCGGGATGGGTGCTGACCAAGCTATTTATGTTTGGAGAAAAGAAGGTACACCTGAACACCCGCAAGATATTCAGGCTAATTTTGGGTGTTGGAAATTTTTTAGTTCAACTCAAAAAAGTGAAAGCTATGATTTAGCAAGTTGGACACTAACAAAAGCGTTAATCACTAACGGTATATCACAAAATAGAGTTGAATTAAAAGCTTATGTTTTAGTAGATTGGAATGATATTTTAATAAAATTAATCCCAGTAATAAACGCCAATGAAATCACTGAAGAAAACTATAATTTTCAAGTTGGTAATAGAGAAGATTTGACTAACTTTGTCTACATCAATAACCTATATTTTAAATCTTACATTGAGAATCAAAAGTTAGCACCCGATGAAGAAAAAACACTCACTGATTTTAATTTTATAAATAAAAGGTTTTACTTCCAAACCTTAGCAAACAAAAATGAGTATATAGTAAAAGATGATAACAACTACAGTTCTCTTGATTCAACTTTTTTAGCTTTACAGATTCAAAAAATAAAATTAGCAGAGCTTAAAAATTTTATTGAAAAATATACACCCAACGGGCTATGCGATTATGGTGTCATTAGGGAAAGTTACAATAATGCTAAAAATAACAATATTAAAAATGATTATATTAATAGTAGTTCATTGTTAACTGATTGGGGGTATATATGCCTTTTACGTTTGTAGGAACTGGTTCTGCTTCAGACAAGCCGTTAGGTGCTGTTTTGCATTTTAACGGTAAGGTTTATTGTGGGTGTTCTAGTGGAAATGCAAAAGGATTTATTTTTAATCCTGCTGATAATACTTTTACTACATTTACCTTACCAAACACAGATTATTATCCTAGAGTTTTATTATTAGATGGAAAAATTTTATTTGCACCATTAAATAATACTTCTAAAAGTTGGTTGTTAGTAAATGAAGATGGGACTTATACAGCTTTAAATGATTGGGATTTTTCTGTTAATGGTGCATCATTAATGCGTGACGGAAAGGTTGCTATTTGTAACACTACAACTAATAAATTTGGGGTATTTAATCCCAAAACAACATTTTTAGAAAATTTTCCTAATGTCCCATCAGTTATAACTTCAGGTGTTATACCTAATTCAGTAACATTATTACCTGATGGAAAGCTATTATTAATCACTAATAATGCAACTTATCCAGCATGGATTTATAACCCATTTAATAGTTTATGGGAACAAATTTCACTAAATGGTTTAACAGCTAGTGATAACAATAATAAGGGTGCATTACTTTATGATGGCGGGCTTGCTGTATTTGGTAGTTATTATGGATTATCCCTAATAAATATTTATAGTAAAAAAATTATTGATGTTGAATCTATGGTAGGTTCAAATGTTTTATTTATAAGAATTTGTCCAGATGGTGATGTGTTTCTTGTAAATAATAACACTATAAATAAATTTCATATAGAAAATAATATAATAACAAATGTTGGATACACAAATTTACCATCATCACAAATCTCACCATCTGGATGCGTTATGCTCCCATCAGGAAAACTATTTTATTGTTGCTATGGAGACAGTGTAGACAATAATGGTTTTGTTATTTGGGATAGTTCATTGGGGACTTTACCCGATGAAGTCTGTTTGAGTGCTTTTTATAATAGAGGTTAATTTTTTATGTTATATGTTGCTGATTCTGGTTCCTTTTTAAAAAATATTGATAATATGGTTTTGTTACCAGATGGTAACGTTTTTTGTAAATTTTTAAGTAAAACATGGGGTTATGCAATTTATAATCCTTTGACTAATTCAAGAGGGTTAGACTTTGCAAACTTTGAATATGCGACTAGCTCTCCTAGCTATGGAAAGGGAGTTTTATGTGCAGATAAAAAAACAGTGGTGTTCCCGCCTAGTAACTGGAAACAACCTTTAATATATGACAGTCAAGCCAACACTTTTAACACAACCTCTAGTTGGGAAGAAGAAATAGTCACAGTGACAACCAATAGATATTTAGGTGGCACTTTATTACCTGATGGTCGAGTATTTTTTCCGCCTTATCATGCGCTGTATGCAGCGATTTATAATCCATTGGATGATACAGTTCAAAAAATAACAACAGTGTTTTCAGGGGGTTCTACACCTGCTTATAACGGTGCTTATTTATTGCCTAATGGTAAAATATTTCTAATAGCAGGAACTAAAGCGTTTGCAATATTGGATTTAGGTAATTTAGTTTTAACTGAAATTACCGAGTTGGTAACTTATAGAAGATATTCCCATGCAATTATGACCGTTGATGAGTATTTGGTTTTGTTCCCTGAACCGGGATATAATAACAAATGCTTGGTTTATGATTATGCGTCGAATAGTTTGATTTCGAGTAACAGTATTGATCCTTATGATGCTACTTGTAAGGGTGTTTCATTATTAGGAAACGGTTCAATACTTGCACTATACCCCACAGGTTTATGGAGTATTAAAATTAAAAATAATGGTAGTTTAATTGAAAAAACTAAACTCCATACTAATGCTGAATTAGATATTAATTCTAAAGTTATTGGACTCTTAAATGGAAACACCTTAATCGTTCCTGAAGGTGCAGCAGTTGGGAACATCCCTTATATTTTTAAACCAGGGATAGATTTAATCCCATTCCACTCATCAGTTTATCTATCCCCATTTTATAATCGCAATTAGCCTCGACCAGTGAAGCCATTAGTGAGGTTAATTTTAACGGTGATGTATTTATCTTTCTCAGGATATTTCTTGGGATTGAAGGGATTACCAGCCCGCCTTGGCTGTAATAATCCAAAAGGTTCACCTAAAATATGCCAGCCGGGAAGAATGAAACCAGGTGCTATCAAGCCAGGAAAAGTTAAATCTGCTAAAAATATTTCATTATTATTTTTCGTTGATTGTGCCTCCCATTTATCGCTATCGGGTTTATAGCTCAAGACTAGATACGGCCCTTGACCGTCAAGTGATGATTGATTACAGCTATCACAACAATTCATCCCAGACAACCCTGAACTTGATAATCTAGGGGTTTTCATGCGATTAAGCTTAGAACTGTTTAGAATTGAATATAGAGCATCAGGTTTTCTTTTGGCTTTCTCTTCCTGCGCTCTTTCAATCAATTTTTCAATAGTCGCATTATCAATCATTTATTTTTTAAATATGGCTATACCTTATCCTAATGAATACCCACAATTAACATTTAGTATTGACGGTGTTAGTGTTATTTTAACCAATAATGAAATCATAACATACAACAGAAACCGTCAAACATTTTTAGAGGTTTCCCGTTCTCATAATGGGAGTATTATTGTTGCTGGTAATAACTATACGCCACCTGAAGAATGGAATTTAACTTTGTCAATGAACGATGATTTATTCGATTTATTATCATCAATATTTTCAATCTCAACCCACAAATCAAATACGCCACCAAGAACAGGTTTTGAAATAACAATTGATGATATTTGTAAACCAATGATTGAGTATTCACCATCATTAACTCAGATTGGTGATTGGACTGAAACAGTTGGGGGAAGTAAGAAATACTTTGCACAATTTAAAAGCATTTTCACTAACTTTACGTCAGTTCCTAATGGTACTGGTTACAGTGTAGAATTGACTGCAATACAGGTTTAATGAACCATCGAATAATCACCATCTTTGGGTTTATTGTCTGGGTATATCGGATGACAATATCCAATAAATATCGCTCTATCCATAATTGAATCATACACCCAAGCCTGAATAACATTATTCAAGTCGGGTCTAATATTACCGATTTTCCCGCCACATTTCATACAATGATTTTCAGGGTTTCTCTTTAAAAAATTAGAACTTAGAAATGGGTGATATCCATATTTTTTATTTGCCATTATTTTTATGTTTATACTATTAATAGTTTTATTATAAATAATATATGACATTAACACCCGAACAGGAAGAAACTTTTTATCAGAAGATATCAACAGAAAGGGATATTTTGGCATTACAAATCATCAATAGTAAATTACCCGTTGATGTTGCAACAAAGCACCTTTCGAGTATACAAAGGTTTACACCTTTGGTTCCAATTATAAAATACACGACAAGTGAACCTGAAGGTGTTATCCCTGCGGGTGCTTATCATGTTAGTTTTCAAATTTTAGCAACAGGAGGAACCATTTTAGGAATAGTTTTGGACGCTAATTTGGAAGTAGTTGAATTTCCTTATATTGGTGTTCCTTGGGGGGATATCACCTATAATGGTAATTTTTTAATAATGATAGGACGGTGATATTATGGGGTTTAAAGTAAAACAGTCAAGCGGTTCAGGTGAAACTTTAACAGCATCACAAATATTAACACTAATTAAAACTGTTGATGGTGTTGATAGTGGATTAGATTCTGATTTTTTAAGAGGTAAGACACCGAGCCAAATTGTTACTGAAAACTTAATTGAAGCAGATCCAACTGTTTCAAGCTTCACTAAAGGATTAACAACAAATGATTCGATTTTAACAGCATTAAACGCATCATCGGGGTTGATTTCATCAGATAGATTACCATCCTATGTTGATGATATTTTGAGTTATGCTGCGATAGTTAATTTTCCGGTGACGGGAGAAACTTCAAAGATTTACGTTGCGGAAGATACCAATAAAATCTATCGTTGGTCTGGTAGTTCCTATGTTGAAATATCGTCCGCAGCAACGGCAGATACGGCGTTAAAATTATCAACACCACGAACCATTTCAACGACTGGAGACGCAACTTATTCTGTTAGTTTTGATGGTTCTGCTAATGTTTCGAGCGCAATAACTTTAGCAAATAGCGGTGTAACGGCAGGAACTTACAACGCTTTAGCAACACAAGTCAGACCATTTACTGTTGACGCAAAAGGAAGAATTACCGGAATTGGTACACCTGTTGATATTACCCCTCCTTGGAGTGCAATCACCGGAACGCCCACAACGTTATCAGGCTATGGAATTACGAACGCCTTGCCCTTGTCCGGTGGTACAGTAACGGGTGTAACAACTTTTTCCAACGCGACACTATCAACTTCTACTACTACTGGGGCGGTGGTGGTTTCGGGGGGTGTTGGTGTTGGTGGTGCTATTTTTGCTGGTTCTTATAATCTAATTCCTATTGGGAGAGGGGGTGGAAATGCTAGCACAAATACCGCAGTGGGGGTATCAGCAGGACAGGCGAATACAACAGGGGTTGCCAACATATTTTTGGGGATATCAGCAGGACAGTTCAATACAACAGGAAGTAACAATACATATTTGGGGACAAGCGCAGGACAGTTCAATACAACAGGAGACAACAACTTATTCGGAGGAAGGAATGCTGGTCGCTTTATTGCTGACGGTGTTACGGAACTTACTGTTATTAACAATTCCTGTTATTTTGGCATGAATACCAAAGGAACACAAAACGCAACCAATGAAAATGTTTTCGGTTATAACGCCACAGGGAATGGCTCAAATACGGTTACGATTGGTGACAACAATATTACCAACACTTACCTTAGAGGCGTAGTGTCAACCGATAGGACAACTCCATCAACTTCTACTACTACCGGGGCGGTGGTGGTTTCGGGGGGTGTTGGTGTTGGGGGAAACCAGCACATTGGGGGATTCACATCTTTAGGCGGGACTGCTGGTGGACATCCCGCTATTAAGTTGATTCGATTTTCAGGAACTACAGGTGCATCTCAAGGCTCTGTAACAAATATTGCACACAACTTAACCCTTTCAAAGATTATAGGAGTTGTGGCATTTTTGAAGATTGATTCCGGCTACTTTATTCCTCCTGGGTTTACCGAGGTTGCTGGCTACTTGTATTCATGGTCAATCTATTTATCGAACTTCAATTTAAGGTTGAGTGGAAGCAGTAGTGCCTCTATTCTTTCAAAAGAATTTGAAGTTTGTATTACTTACATGGAGTAAAAATGAGTTACCAAGAACATCGAATCGTTTACAGACAACAGTTTGAAACTGCAAATCCTCAAACTGGAATTGTCAATCGAGAGTTTATTGAAGCGTGTTACGTGATTGTGATGATTGACCACGAAACGAGTCACATAATCCCAACAAATAAAAGCGGAATTATTCGCATTCCACTGGCTAAATATCCAGAGCTACATGATGCTATCGAGGCATTTGTCCCTATTTTTATTGATGCCTTTGAGAAGGAATATAAGGAATATCAAGAAAAATTAGACGCGGAATTAGTCGCACTTGAATCTATAGATAACAACCCGTTAGTACAATAATTAACAATATGCCATTAACAATCGACAATTCTGGTTATATTCTCTTGCTATTTTTTGCCGGACTAATTTCTATTGTTAATGGCATTTTCTTATTTTTTGATGACAGAAAATTAAATAAATACTTGAGTTCAACGCTATTGATTAACAGTGGCGTAATGCTGATATTTGATAGTTTAAATAAATCTGTTGACGGTCAACCTGTAAAGATTCCAAAATATTCAGACATTGATATTATTGGAATCATTTATAAGAACTCACTTCATTTGGAAGGATGGCACGTCAACGTCAGGGTAACGCCAGAAGAGGATGTAAGCGTGTTAGTGCCCTATAGAATAGAACCGTCAACACCTTCACGAATATGGGCTTAATCGATTAAAATGTACACTTTTAAACAATGGATAATTTCATTCTTTTTGTTCTCAACAGGGTTAAGTTGTATATGGAACAGCATAACCATGATGTTATTTGATGACAGTAGATTGAATCGATTATTGTTGTCATCATTACTGCTGATTGTTGGCATTATACTCTTATGTGATGGGTTTATAATGATTAAAGTTAATGTCAATCAAGCTGAAAATATAAGGTCATCTGTATTAGTTATTCTGTTTTTTGTCGGTATCCTTTCAAGTGTAGTTATTTGGGATTATAAAAATGCTAGACGAATTGCTTTATCAAAAAACAATAGGAAAAAAGATGGCAAGATTAATAAATAATAGAAAAAACAATTTATTACAATACATATTATCAATTATTAGCTTAAATTTTAATTTTGTTATAATGTTTTTTTTAGGTGTTTTTTCATTAATATTTGAACCACCTAGAACTATTTTAGATTGTCGTAAAGAGAATCAAGAATTGATTTATAGCCTGGTTACTGGTGTTAGTGTATCGGGTATTATTTGTTGGTTTTTTTGCTTCAAATTAAATTATGTCTCAAGACTTAATTTCAATTTATTATATTTCCTTTGGTTGTTATGTCATTTAATTGCAATTGCAACTTTTTTGTATTTCTTAATAATTTTAGGTATTAGGAGTGATGGTACGTTCTCAGGTTTAGCATTAGGGGTTTTCTTTGGACTGATTATATATTCTCCTTTCTCAATTCTGTATAGTCTCCTGTACAGTCGATTAAAATGAATCTATTATCCCAAATCTCTCAAATTACACCTGAAAGTCAGATAACCTGTATTCAGAATACAGGTCAAGCTATCGCATGGGTAGTAATTACTTTAGGTGGTGCTGGTGGTGCTGTAGGTATAGCAATCAAAGGTTTTTTTGATGTTCATAATGCCAGAGTCATTGCCGAACTTGAGGGTGAGATTAAGCGATTAGAATCTGAGAATAAACACCTAATTGGCGACGTTCAGGAAGAGAAGAATAAAAATTTAGAACTATCAGAAGAAAATAATCAATTAAAATCTTATGGGTTCACATCACAACTGCTTATACTAGAAAACAGGTTAATAGCTGCTGAAAAGCGAAATGTCGAATTATCTAAAAAATTGACACAAGCTGTTAACGTCATAAAAAATAGCAAGGATAATAAAAGAAATGAGTGATGAACCCTTAGAAACGCCTACACCGGAACCAATACCGACACCTACGCATACACCGGAACCACCCCCTGATGAATGGTAACGGTTAAATAGCAAATTAGAGGGTGCTAAACTCTCTATATTTTTATGAATCCTAATACTAAAATTTCGTTTAAATTATTTGATGGTTGGCGGTTGACTGTTGAAGAGGAATTTATAATCAAAGATTTAATCAATGAATACCCTGTTTTCTGGAAACGATTTGAAAATGATTTTCCCGCTTTTATAAATTTATGCTTGGATAATTGGGTTGGAAGCAAGGAACAGTCAGGAGTAAAATATAAAGTTGGTACTTTTGATATTGTTGATATTAATGATTTTAATAATTGAATTTTAATTATAATAACAATGTTTACAATAATTAATAATAGATAAAATATTTATGATATGGTAAGGAAATCATCTAATGGTAATAGGATAGGTAGACCATCTAAGTTAACTCCTAAGATTAAAGAAAAGTTATTATCATTAATTAAAATTGGAACACCAATAGAGGCAGCTTGTAAATGTTGCAACCTTGAATATGCAACAGTTAGAGGATGGATACAGCGAGGTAGAAATGAGCATCCTACAAGACCTTCTAACCCTGAGTATGTTGATTTTGTTGAGGCTTACGATAAAGCTGTAGGGGAATGTGAAGCGATATTAGTAGGAAGAATTAGTACAGCATCTCAGAAAGATTGGAGGGCTGCTGCATTCATGTTGAGATGCAGAAATCCTAAAGATTGGAATGACCAACCTAAGCAAACATCGCTAGAAGAAATGATAGTTTCAATGGCAACTAATGGGTTGATTAATGCTGAACAAATTGAAGCGTTAAGCGATTTGTCAGAGAAAACCAAGAAGGATGCGTTAGCAATTTTATTAAAACAAACCCAAAATGCTCAACCTTAAAACTAAACTTGTCAGGGTTAAGCAACAACTAGCCAACCTTGACAAAACAGATTATTCATTGATGAATGCTGACCTTTATAAAGAGGAAAGGGAACGCTTTATCAATGAATGTTTTAATAATGGTGGCAAGGCATTTGTTGAAGCGGTCAAGCAATATGGCAGAACTGAAAAAGGTTTACCTATTGATACAGTTGTTGAGTCATATCTTGAGTTTTTAGAGTTGATTGGTGATTTTAGATTGAATCAGGTCTACACCACTGGATGCGCTCAAGTCGGTAAAACTTTAGCTCATTTCCTATTAAAAATTTATTGCTTAAGTTTTGGTAGGACTAACACGGGGTGGTTTTATGACCGTGAAACCACCCTTGAGCAAAACGTACCGATTATGTGGCGACCGATTAGCAAATATTGGATAACCGCCGTTGAACAAATTAATAATAAAAAATTCAATAGAAAAGATGATAAAACCACCAATGCTTGTTATCAATTGGAACAAGTAACAGGTATTTTCGGTTATGTTTCCACTGGTAGAAAGATGGGTCACGGACAAGCTGCTGCGGGTTCTGCAACCGTCGGTTTTCAGATTGACGTGGCATTTTTAGAGGAACGTTCACAGTATGACCCCGGTGCTGCTGACCCGGTTAAAAGACGTTTAGATGCAAGTTCAATTCCTACAAAACCGATTAGAGAATTAGGAACACCAGGAGGCGGTCAAGGTATTGAATTGGAGATGAAACAAGCTGATAAATATTTTTATCCACATTATTTTTGTCCTGACTGTAATGATTGGTTCTCACTTGACCCGTTGGGTTGTTTATTAAGAAAAGTTGAACGGATTGACGCAGTAACAAATAAACCGATTGAAACGTATTTTAATGAATCAGGAAGACCGTTAAAATGGTATTCAGATGATGAATTAAGACCCGTTGATACTGCTTATATTGGCTGTTCATGTTGCGGTAAAAAATTAACCGATGAACAAAGATATAAAGCAAAATATAAATGTATAAAAACCGGAGAATTCTTAAGAGATTTTTTAGATAATTTACCAAAGGGTATTCCTCAAACTAACTATAAATCAAGTATTCATTTGTCACCATTAGTTAGACAGAAGCCTAATAATGCCATAGCTTCAGAGATTATTTCAGAAGGTTTAAAAGTTATAAGAACTGATGATTGGCAACAACAGATGTTAGGTTGGGCATCACAAACCACTGCTTGCCATGTCACTTTAGAGATGCTTAATCAAGCAATGTTAGCACCTAAACCTAAAGGTAAAGCTAACATGATTCTAGCTGGAATTGACGTTGGACGTTCAGAAGATTGGTTAGTTATTACTGAGTTTTATTTCCCTGAGAATCACCATAAATTAACATTAGCTGAAATCATTGAAAAAACCGTTAGGGTTGTTAAGTTTGGTGGCGGTATTAACAGGAGTGAAATTATCGATAAACTTAATTATTATAATGTTGAATTAGGAATAATTGATAATGAACCATCAATGGAATCATCAATTAATTTATGTAGAGAATCAAATATTTTAGAATTAGCTAATCAAATTGGTGGACAAAGGCAAACGGTCAAGGAAACAATTGTCAGTGATGGTGGTATTCAATACCCGTGCTGGAACATTAGAAATGAGAAATTCTTACAGACAGTTTTAGAAGGGTTTCTGTTAAAAGCAGATGATGGTCACTCACTGTACAGGCTACCTATAGAGTGGGAACAATGGAAAGGAAGGGATAAGGATGAGCGCTCGCCACTGGTTCATTTATCAGCACCTTGGAGAGATACTGAGAACAAGTGGCATAGAGGTAAGGATAACGTTGATGACCTTTACTATGCTTTTCTGTTTTGTGAGGTAGCGTTCTATATTAACTTGGTTGAGAATGGTTCCCTATCGTTCAAGCAGGGAAATTATAAAGCGTAAAAAATAACCCTAACTATCAAAAGTTAGGGTTTTAACATGGTTATATATTTTTTCAATTCACCCGTTCTTGCAAAACTTTCCATTGTTCATCTGACATTCTTTTTATAGGGGTGAGTTGACGATAGACACCTTCTATACATATTGATATATCTGTTTCTAATACACTTTTTGGAAACCAACAAGTTCTTTTCGTTTTCAGATTTTTAACCATTATAGCTTTCTCGGTTTCTCGTTCAATTCTCACCTCGACATGATGACAATCATAATAGTTTCTTGGGGTGAAGAGTGAAACAGTGTCACCAACTTCAATGCTTGCTCTTGTTTTTTGATATTCAGTCTCAGATAATTCAATCCAACCTAACTCAATCGATTCATCGCCTTTTATTCTCTCTATTGACTGTTTAATTTTATTAGCTTGAAGTTTTGCTTGTTCAACGTCGGTATAACTTAATTTTATAACACCGTTAATTTTGATTGCTGCAACTTTCATTTGTTTTCTCCTTTGGCTGTATCTTTGTCTATATTTATATAGTACCGTTATCCTATAGCAATGTCAAGCTATTTACTGAAATATTTTCAAAATTCCTGAAACCGTTGATATATAAGGGTTATGGGATATTTAAAAATATTTTCTGAAATAGCTTGACATACATATATGATAATGGTACATTTATAAATGTAGAGAGAAATAAAGCAAAGGGGCAAGACAGATGACTATTTCACGCAACCTTAAAAAAGAATTGACTCAAACCTTCCCAGGAATCAAGTTTTCAGTCACAACTCACCGCCGTTATGTCAGTGTTTCTTGGGTAATGGAAATCGGAACTAACGCAACACTAGCTAATGTTAAAGACATTGCTAAAAAACATGAAACCGTAGAGCATTACGGTGACAGTATGTACGACACAGCATGGTCAACAGGTTACAGCGTTGAACTTAGTCCTACATATACACAAGAGCGAAAAGATTGGGCTAAAGAAGCTACTGAAGCCAAAAAATATTCAGATGCCAAATGGAATGATACATGGAAACGCTTTGATAATACCGAAACTGGTAAAGAGGATTATTGGGCAACAAAACAATATCACAAATATCTTCAAAACGGCGTAGCAACAGCTTTCATAGATGAGTATGGTAGTGAACCCTACGAAAAAACCAGATACTATGAAGATTTGAAAAAACAGACAGAAACAGAAACAGAAACATTTAAACCTGAACAAGAAAAAGTTTTAGATACTGAAGAAATTATCACACCATCTAATATTTATTCATTGGCTGAACCGATTTATATCAAAGGTAAATTTCCGACTTTGAATAAACAAGACTGGTTAGAAGAATATTTAAACCAAACAGAATCAAATATCGTCAGGGTTCAAATTTCTGAAATTATTGAACTAACACCAGTGGACTACGAAACTTTCACACATTCGTTACTAGAACATCGGGAATGGTTAGATGATAAAGGTGGAAATAATAGCACATACGAAACTAAATATGATGACATGATTTCACTTCGGAATGATGAGGAAGAATATAAAAAATGGTTGAATGAGATTTATAAAATTGCGGTTGTGGTAACTAATGGTAGTGATTACGTCTTGGTTGACCCCCAAGGTTATAGTTATGCTCGATATGTAGGGTTTGGAGTCAATACAACCCTTGACGATATCCTAAATACAATTAAACCCGAAACAGAAACATCAAACTTGATTCAGTTCCCAATAGCAACACCTGAACCACAAGAACAGCTACAAGAACAAGTGTTGACTGTACAAGACGATTTTTACACCCAAGCATACAAGAATTGGGTTGACAAGCTCATAACTAAGGGTGAGTACACCAAAATTAAAAGCTTTGATGATTGGTACTCTATCACCAAAGACGTGATATAGAGAATCAAACTATAAAACCTTATAACCCCCTCTCTGTATGGGTTATAAGGTTTTAGAAAAAATATTTCCTAAAACCGCTTGACAATATTGTACCGTTATCCTATACTAAAGATAGTTAAGAGATAAGCAAAAGGAAAACACCATGAACTACCGTCAACTCCAACAAGTATTAAAAGGATATCGCGCCCAAGGTTACACCACAATAAAGTTAAATCAGAAGCGTTACATCTTACAAAACGAATATAGAAGAATTATGAATCGGTTAGAAGATGAACGGATTGAATTGATTGAAGAAAACGGAACAAATAATGAATTAACTTTCGGTGTTGAAATTGAAATCCTAGATATGAACGTGTACATTAGAGATATCGAGGAGGCTTTACAAGATGCTGGTATTGATGCGGAATACCAGAACTATAATCACAATACTTGCAGTCAATGGAAAATTATCACTGATAGATCATGCGGGTTAGAAATTGTAAGTCCTATCCTGTCAGGTCAAGAGGGTTTAAATCAAGTTAAAAAAGTTGCAGAAACACTCAATCGAATTGGTTGTAAAGTTGACAAAAAATGTGGACTACACGTCCACATCGGGGCTGATGTCTTGGGTGTTAAAAAAGTTAAGTCAATTGTCCGACGCTGGTTAAACAATGAACACCATTTAGATGCAATTCAACCACAATCAAGACGGGGTAATAACAATCATTTTTGTGCATCTCTAGCCAACACATTTGATGCTAGTGCTTTAGACCACTGCCGAACCATTAACGCCCTTTCACAGCTCCAATGTACACGCTACAGCAAGCTCAATCTTCAATCATACCGTCGCCACCAGACAATTGAATTCCGCCATCATAGCGGAACCACAGACGCTACAAAAATCACAAACTGGATTAAGTTCCTCTTAGACTTCTGCACCACTTCAGTCAATAACACCGAAGATAACGGTTTTGACGCACTCTTCACTAGCAATGAAATCAAACGGTTTTATAACAGCCGTAAAGCCAAATTCGAGAGACAATTAGCAACAGCTTAACTAATCAAAAAAGGATAAAACTATCATGAAAACTTATCTACTCTTTGACGGTACTATGACCGTTACCGGAACACCAGAAGAAATAACAAACGCTCTATGGCGTACCTGCAAAACCCATCGACCATTGTTGACCGTCAGAGATTATATGGTATTCCAGAGGGAAACAGAGATGAACTGGAGCGGTAAAACCCTCGATATCACAAGCTTTGAGACATTTGTTAACTCCTTGGTAGAGGTAAAATTCCTCATCCCTCTACAGTAAACTTTTAAACCGATAAAAAATCTTTTCAAAAACCCTTGACATTAATGTAGTTTTGCGGTACATTATAAATATACAAGAGAAGCAAGCAGTTCACCGACCAAAGTTCGCTACTTGCTTCTACTAACCCCTAGTTAAGAGGTATCAAATCATGGTAGCACAAAACCAAGTCACGATTAAAGACCCATCTTTCGGAACCGCAACAATCAGTGAACACTTAGAATGGCCAGGACAACCTGAAAGCATTGATAATCAAAAATTCTACTGTGTCACAATCAATAACGAAACCCGTACCGTATGGTCAAGTGGTGATAGTTTCGAGATGTGCAGCAAGGAAGGCACAATCATCTCATCCAGTTGGGGAACCACTACAACCAATAAATATTTCAACGCAATCTACGTTTACATCAAAGCACAAAACTGTAATAATTGGTACTGGGAAGCAACAAAAACCGCATCTAACTTGGGATTCACTGTCACCGTCGCTGACAGTTTCCGCAAGACATTAAAAGTTTATAGCGGTTTCAATGTTTACTTAACATTCATCCAATACACCTCTGAAGGTTGGGTTACATGGTCTGACAAGCATGGTTATCGCACCAACAAGATTAACAACCTCGAAACATACCTGGAAGACTGCTTTCAAGCTAAAGCTAAAGAAGCAAAACAAGCGTTGTTCGCTTAAATCCTTGGGGGTGCAATTCCCCCTATCCGTAAGGGTTTGAAAGATTTAAAAAAATTCTTTTCAAAAACCCTTGACATTAATATAGGTTTGCGGTACATTATAAATATAGAGAGATAAAAAACAGGAGCAAAAAATGATTACTCGCCAAGCATTAAATGACACCGAAAAAACAAACATTTGGACATTAGATATTGAAACGGCTAAAAAATTGGTTAAAGCTTTAAAGGTTACAAAGGGTTCCTGGGAATATAGCAATATCATCTATCCTATTAAATCTGCAATCAAAGCCAAACAATCAGAAGTGAAAATCCATACTGAAGGATTAACCACAGGAAAATTCGCAACCAAATTAGCCAACACTGTTGGCTATCAATACTAAACACTAATGACCTGAGCAAGTCTTTAAACTACTCAAATCAAAGTAAACCAACAACAATCAAGGGATAATATGAACTTCACAGAACAAGATGATTTAATTCATAAAGGCGGTGCAGGTTTAGTAGATGCACAGTTGAGAGTACAATCATTAACCCATAACATACTCAAAGATATGAGCAAGGAAGAATTGTTAGAAATCATTAAAAACATGAATTCAGATGCTTACTATATGACATCTGGAAATAAAAATGTAAGACAATTCATGATTGAATACGAAATGTACACCGAGCTTGTTATAGAAGACAAAAAAGAAGCTGAAAAGATGATAAAAGATTTAATCGCTTAAAAAATATAAATATAGGGGTGTAATTCCCCTATAAACAATCCCTTTCAGGGATAGGGGAAACCCTAAAAACTAACACTATCAAAGGAAGATTATGACTTCTCAACATATTGAAACAGAATTTCAACCCATCACTGTTAAATATCCCAATGGGTTAGTAGTAACTAAAAAGATGACCGAACCAACTAAACCGGGTAAGAAACCTCGTGAAGTTTGGACAGTGACAGGATTAACACTCAACGAATATCGTGATGCCTTGTATGACCTTGGTGGTCGTCCTTACCCTCGAAGCTCAAAGAATAACTTCAACTTCTGGGATGACCCATCAGAGGATGTTGAAAAGCTTGGTGAAGAAGACAAGACAAGTTTTGCAGAGCAACAGGAAACAAAGGCAGAAAGAGCGTTATCAAGGGCTGAACGATATGAAGAGTTGGCACAAAAGAACGCTCAGAAGTCTAACGCTTATTATCAGGCTTCTAAAGACGCTGTAGCAGGCATCCCGTTAGGTCAACCTATCCTTATAGGTCATCACTCAGAAAAACGCCACAGACGTGATTTAGACCGTTCTCATAACGCTATGGGTAAGAGTGTTGAACATCAGAAAAAAGCTGAACACTACGAATATAAAGCAGCCGTAGCAGCATCAAACGCAGAGGGTCATAGCATCGAGTTCATAGGCAACCGAATCAAAGACTGTGAAGCTAAGATTCGAGCTTATGTAAAGTATGAAGACTCGCCATATTTCGCTCAACAGAAGAAAGAGGAAGAAGAAAAATTAGCGTATTGGCAACAACAGTTTGATGAAGCTGGAGGGCTGAGAATTGATGCTAATAATATTAAGAAAGGTGATTATGTCAAGGTTGGCGGTATATGGTATAAAGTGATTCGAGTTAATAAAAAAACAGTTACTCATTCATGGTTCTATGAAGGCGGAGAGTGGAGAAGTCCTTACCATGAAATTCAAGCGCATAAAACATCTCTTCAAATGAGAGGCAAGGAATAAAAATTAAATCAGTTTAAAATTTTAAAGCTAACCATTATGGTTAGCTTTTTTAATGTTTAAAATATTTCCAATTAATTTTTACATCATATCTACCACCTTTCTTTAAAACAGGTTGGCATATATCTTTACCCCAAATCTTACACATCATATCCACTGAATTACGCTCAAGACCTGATTTATAAACATCATATAATCCGCCTTCATTGCTTCCGTTTTTAGGACAAGAAAAAGCGACATGAGTAGTCCTCAGAGTGTTATATCCCCTAGATAGACATTGTAAAGTAAAATCTCTATCTTCCTTAAGTGTTACATTTTCTCTATATTTAATATTTTTTGTTTTATTGACATTTATACAAACAACAACATCGCAATATGAATTATAATTTAACGATTTTGCTTGACTCCATGAAAACTGTTGATACTCCATTGCAGCTTGAGCAACATTATCTGATTTTAAAATAATATTCTCGGATAATTCAAAAGCTTCTCTCGGCGTTATTGTAATATTCCTTTTATTAACAGTTTTGTAGAATTTATTAACATCATCATCCAACATCCAAAACCAATTTGAACCTAACTCAATAGATTTTTTTAGTATATAATTCCTAGAAAAAACCAATCCTTTATTATTTTCGGGTAGTATTATTATATTTTTTAAGTAACTATAATTATCATAATCTTGAGGTTCAACAAAAATAAAAAAATCTAAACCGTCATCTTTCAATAATTGAAATAATTTACTTTTTGGTCTTTTTTTGCTTGGGATAAGGATAGGAAATACCATGATTTTTTAAAACCTCTTTCTTAATATTTTCAGCTTTTTCAATTTCTTCTTTATCGTAAAGTTTGCCAATCTGCCTAACTTTCTTGGCTCGATTTAATTCATAAGCAGCATTACCACACCTTAACAAACTTTCTCTCAAATAGAATACACAAGTAACACGCATTGAGTCTTCAGACTTGGCTTTTATAGGTGTGTTACCGTGCCATTCATGAACATCAAAAAGAGCAACATCGCAATGCTGAAACTTGACAGCAACACGATAAGCAGGTAAAACCAAATAACCACCATCAAGCGTTCCTTTTTGGAAATAAGCCATCACCCCAAAACCTTCTTTTAAATCCCCCGCATCTTTGTGGCAAGCGGTTCTATAACTCTTGTTTACTGTGATGGTAGAAAAAGCTGTATCACCAATTATCCAATCAGGTGAAACATGACTAACCATTTCTTTTTGAATGTTATAACGCTCAGGAAGGTATTTCTTAAAGATGCTATTAACTCTATTAATAAACGGTTGTAATAACTCCCACTGCTTCCTGTGATTTATTAAAAACGATGTCTCTCTAGCGTAAGGGAATCTAGGGTATCTGTCAAAATAACCGATAATACCACTATTAACTTCTAAATATTTTCCGGTTAAAGGGTCAATTGTATTAGTTGTTTTTGAAAATGTTCCATCGGTTAATATCTTTTTAGCTTTAAACCCGTTACCTGTTGAATTACCCCTATTTTTAGATGTCTGAATAGGTGTTTCAACTAAAACAGAAAAAGCTGATTTATCAACCCTTGTGGTATTAGAATTGTATCCTGATTTAACAGGACGTTTCCTATTGCTACCTTGATCCGTTAACAAATCTTTTCCTGTTGATGTTCCCCTGTTATCAGGCAAGCCTTTTATTTTATCAGATAACATTTTAGAGTAGGAATCATCCTTGAGTTCACCTCTAACAACCCTAACCAAAGGTGAACCATCAGGTTTTAATATTAAACAAGGTTCTGTTATCAAATAATCATAATTTGATTCATCAAGATATTCACCTTTAAATTTATCAGCTTGCTCATCAGGCATTTTCCAGCTTAATTTTATGGTTTTGACAGAGTTCTCTGAGTCCTGCCATGACACAATCTGTTGGGTTGTCTGTTCCATAGAGTTCGTTAAGTTTATCAGTCATTTCAATGAATAATGGATGGGTTTTAGTATCTAAAAATAACTGTGCCATCCTAACAGAAGATTCTGGTATATTATCACCAGAAACATTAGAATCATCAGACTCTTCATCATCACCGATATCTTCACCATATTCATAGTCAAATTCATCACCGGACATTTCACCTAATAAATCATCAAGTTCAGTTTGACTGAATCCTAAATCAACTAAGTTAAAATCGTCAATTAAGTCGTTTAACTCTTCAGTTAAAATATCGATTTCCCATTCACTCTCAGCTATCTTGTTATCAGCTATTCTGATAGCTTTAACCTGTTTATCGGTTAAATCATCACGCATGATAATAGGAACCTCTTCAAGCTCCATTTGTTGTGCAGCTAAATATCGAGCATGACCTTTTATAATTACAAAATTTTTATCAACAACTATAGGCTGGTCAAAACCCTGAGCTAGTTGCTTGACTAATTTATCAATCTGGGTTTGTGGATGTTTCTTAGTGTTCTTTGGATAAGGTTTAATCTTGTCAATTGATACTACTTGAATTTCTTTGAATTTCATAACTAAACTCCTGTTGAACCAAAACCTAATTCACCTCTACTGTTAGGAGATGATAAACTTTCAACTACCATAATATCACCTTGACCGTTCAATTTTAGAACTCTTGATACCACCAATTGTGCGACTCTCATGCCTTTAAAAACTATAAAATCCTCTTGACCGTGATTAATCAAAATCACACCAACATCACCACGATAATTAAAATCAATTAATCCTGGTGCATTCAATACAGTAACCCCATGTTTAAGAGCCAACCCTGAGCGTGGGAATACCTGTAAGCAGTAGTCTGGGTTGGTTAATTCCATAGCCCATCCCGACTTAAATAAACCCCGTTCACCAGGTTTCAAGACTCCACTATCAATTGTTGACAAATCTAACCCTACATCACCATGATTGGCATATTCAGGGATGATTGCGTCAGGATGTAACCGTTGTAATTTTAATTGAGTTGGAAGTTCTAAAAACATTTTAAATGATTTGTTTTTAAAGTTAACAAATGCACCCTGTTGGAATCGAACCAACCTGAAAGCAAATTATGAGTTTGCTGCTTCCCCAATCAGCCAAGAGTGCATTATTATTCAATAATAACATTAGTATTATTAAGGCGCAAGTCTAGCTTTTCCTAATCGGTTTTTCTCATACCAACTAGCAATTTCAGGAACCCATTCTTGAGTATGTCCCCACATCAATTCAGAGAGTTTTTGTATTTCAATTTGAGCATCTTTTTTAAAGCGTAAATCGAGGAAGTGTAAGAGTGAACGCAGGTTACAACTCATTACAAAATGTTGTCTAAAATCGAATGGTATAAGACCCCGTGCGTGTTCCTCAGACATTCCTGACTCAATATTATATTTGTAAAATTCACAAGCTTCTAAGCAATAATCAAAGTGTAATCGTCGTTGTTTTTCTGTATATTCATATTTTTTTCCTTGACGGTCTGAATATTCCCCAATGGGACGCAGGTAAAACACATCTTCAATATCACGTTTACCATCAACAACGTCTATAATCCGTTGTCCTGAATAACGCATTGATTCAACACTAAAACTCATGATTCTATGGCGTGTTGCTTGTTGCATAACACTATGAGGAAAATAACCAACGTTAAACACGATGTAACAAGTTTCGACACAACTCCAATGCCCTCTATCACCCGCCAACAATCTTTTAACAGCTATCTCCCCACATTCTTTTTCAGATGGTATTCTATCAATGTTTTCAAAGACGTAGTTTTCGCTGTAACATTGATGTAACGCTAAATATATTATTTGTTGAGGATTCTCAGTCTTTCTAATAACATCAACTCTAAATTTATCCATTATTTTTCCTCCAATAATTCAATAATTTTCTCTAAGTTCGTGATAGCTTTTCGGATATCTTTAATAATATCATCTTTCATTCCACATCTGAAAATATATTCAAATGCTGAACACCAAAGCTTAAAAACCATAGGATTATGTTTAAAAATATCACAATCATCTAAGATTTTTCGCTCAACATCCCAAACCTCTTTACATCTTTCTAGTTGATAGTAATTAGGTTTAATTTTCAATTCATCCATTATTTTTATTAACTCCAAAATCAACGTCTTTAAAAACTATTCCAAACACCTCAACTTCACCACAAGCGATTATCATCATAGCTATACCTTTTGATAATAAACTTGCATTCTTGGCTGTCTCTTTTGTCCTGTAAAGTATAGTGTCACCTTCACAAGAAACAGCTTGTTTACATTTATCTAACTCTTTTTGGAATCTAGGTGTACCTGGTACTAAACCACGTTCTTTAAGGTTTACTAGCCAGAATGGAACAGTACACTCAAGATGAGCTATCAGAAAGCTTCTCTTGATATCAATAAAACTATCCATTGATTTCTGAAACCTTATCTTTTAACATCTTTTCGAGTAGGTTAGACTTCATCAAAAAAAGTCTATAAATGGTTAAGTATTGGTCTTGTAAATCTTCCATGGGATAACCCTTTATTTCCTCTCTAGCTAAAGCTAATCTAAATTCTTGCTCAACTGTCAAGGTCAAACTTTCATTAATGTCTATAAAGTCTTGAAAACTTGTTGTTTCATCCATTATCGTTTCATCCATTCTTTAATCAAATTATCCTTGACCATATCCTTTTTAAACATCTCTATCAGATAAGCTTGAGCTTCTGGTAGCGTTAATTTCATAACATCATCACTCAATGCTTTTAACTTGAATTGTTGCTCTAGTGTCAAATTTGATTGACTGGTTTCATTCATCTGTCTTCCCCTTTGGAGACTCCCGCTAAATCGGTACTCCGATTAGCGGTGAGAGGAAAAAGGGGTCGGGGTCTATGTTGCATACAAATAACCATCCTTTTTGTGAATTGTTGTGCAATATTTGTAGCTGATGCCTTGAACAATTGCTGCTTTTAGGGTGATATTAAAACTCCCACTAGAACGAACAGCAATTCGTCCAAAATAGGTTCCTATTTTCTTGCCTTTGGTAACAACAGCTTTAACAATATCTCCAGTCTGAAAGCCTTTGACAAATTTAAAGCGGGGAACATAACGAGAGGGAAAACCAAATTTGTCTGTTCGACACATTTGTCTTGAACCATGACCTGTTGCCTTAATCAACAAAGGTTTATTAGTTAAAACCTTTAAAGCTTCAACTTTCCCAACACAAGCTGCATCTAACCAATGGGTTTTAGGTAAGTTTAATCGAGTTCGATTGAATTTAGTTAAACCCCCACTACCCGTAGAAACAGATAAACCCGTTTCTTTTAACCGATTAAACAGTGACCATCGAGTTGAATTAACCGCAGTAGCATCTTTTAACGGTTGTTTAGCCTGCCTTAAAATCCGTTGCAGTAAGTCAGGTTTACCCGACATAAAATCTTGAATATCTTGACTCCCTTTCTTTTGGTTACAGTCATGACAAGCTAAACAAAGATTAGAAATCCGGTCAGTTCCGCCTTTAGATTTAGGATGAATATGTTCTACTTCTAGGGGTACGTTTTCTATCCCACAGTAAGCACATTTTCTACTCCATTTCTCCAGTAAGTATTGTCGAACTTCGTATCCTTGTAACTCTCCTTGTTGATATTCAATTCCAGAGATTTCAGGATTTTCAAGTTGCTGCAAGTCAAATCTAACTAACTCTTGAACAATTGAACTAATGGGTGCAAACTTAATTAATTTATTCACCCAAGTTAAAGTTGTTTCGACTCGATGTTGAAGACTGGGAGCCAACCAACCTTCACGTCTTTTTCGGTTTAAAAACCGTGCTTGACGATATCGAGTATGACGATTTCTTCGGGAACGGCGTAATGAACGTCGGGATTCCAAAGACATTTTAATGACTTGACCTCGATGAGTCAATTCGGCTCCCCAAATTACTTTGTTTCCCTGAACTAATGCAATCCCGGTTGTTTTTGAACCGGGGTCAATTTTGAGAGTAATTGGTTCTATTTTGGGCTTGGGTTTTGACTCCTTCAGAATAAGAGTGAACGGATAACGACGATAAACAGCAGCTTGACCTTGATTTAATAACAATCGAGCTTGAGCAGGATGTATTGGGGTTTGAGGCTGTTTATTTGTATCAATTACGAAAACGTAATTAGACATGAAATAACTCCTATTTCTAGGGTAAAGTTAGCTTCGACAATGTTAGCGGTCGGTACTTTCTTAAAAGCACTGGCTTAACCCTTTAAACCTGTTTAACTTTTAAGTTTTAGAGCTACAAACTAGCTTCGCATTTGTAGGTAAGAACTTTAACACTTACCGCCAACGTAGTACCGCAAAGGTACTCAGTCTGGTCAACTTGGGCTATATTTCAAGCCCCCACTATATCGGTACTCCGATTAGTGGTGGGTTGTTGACATTCCATCCCTCAATAATTGATGTAATTATAACATTATTATTATAATTATCAAATATTAGAATCTTTAAAAATAATAAAGGTTTTACCTGGTATTTGAGGCAATTCAATCCCAGTGCCTTTATAGTTTTCAGGTTGAGATGTTGCTACAATTTTTAAACCGTTTAAATTAGGAATAATGAACGGTTCATCATCTTTTAGTGTTGCTAAATCAATCAATCGTAATCCGGTGTAAGGTTCAATCAACATGGTTTTAATCTCCTTTTTAAGTGTTTTAAAAAAAATCTAATTTCTTAATTGTACTGGCATAACCAAGTAAGTTGATTTAACATCACCACCAAGAGGTGAAACAGTGAATGGTGAAGTATTTGATATCAATGAAAACTGAATTTCAGTTGAATTTATGGTTTTTAATCCCTCCAATAAATACTTAACATTAAAAGCAAATGCTAATGAATCACCTGTAATTTGTGCTGGTAAAGATTCATTAGCATTTCCAACATCAGAAGCAATCGCTGATATACCAACCATTTGATTTTCAGTATCAACAGTACAGGTAGCAATGCCATTATTACAATTAGAAACAATTGATACACGCTCTAAAGACCCTATGAAATTACGTCTATCAACGTTGATTAAAATGTTAAAACTTTTAGGTATTAACTGTTGATAAGATGGGAATACCCCCTCCATTTTTAAGCAGTGCAGTTTAATATCACCCATATCGAATAAAATCTTACAATCATCAAATTCAAGTTTTAAATTATCATCAGTTACTATCATTTGCTTAACCTCTCTCAACGCTTTTGAAGGAATAGTTAACGATGATGGTTCATCTTTTTCATCATCAAAATTTTCAATTAAAACATAACTTAACCGATGCCCATCAGTTGCAGCAAAGTGTAAACCTACACGGTCAACAATAAGATTTATTCCGGTTAATATTTGCTTTGTTTCATCTTGACTTGACGCAAATAATGTACCTTTTAAACCTTTGAGAAAGGTATCACCACTAATTTCAATTTCAGTAGAGTTATCATTAATTGTTTCCAATTCAGGATATTCTTCTATTGCTGTCATCCCTTGAATTTGGTACTTAGAACCGCCCGATTTAATTTTTATGATATCGCCCTTAGATTCAAAAAGAATGTCGCCAACAAGCTTAGATATGATATCTGTTAATAGTTTAGATGGGAGTAACATTTGACCGCCTTCATTAACTTCCGCATCAATTTCGGCTTTTATTGCCATACTTAAATCGAAACCGGATAGATTCACTTTTTGTTTTTCACTGGTAGCATCCAATAGGATATTGGCTAATATTGGATGATTAGGGCGTGAAGGAACAGCTTTAGAAACAAAGGCTAAATATTTATTCAGCTTGTCTTGATTGATGATGAATTTCATGGTTTAAATACTCCTAAGCTAATTGTGAAAATAAAGATAACTGAACGGTATTATTGTCAACAAAAGAATCATCAACAATATTCTGATTCCTTGATAACAAATCAGGGTCAACAATGGTTAATAATTCTTCTCTCATACTTTTGATTTTATTCTGATAGTATGAGACTGAATAATCGCCAGTGACACCCTTACCTTTATCGGTCTCATAAAAACTGATAACATCACCTTGATTACCAAGTTTTAAAAGTTCAATTTCTCGCCTTCGTATCTTACGGGTAATTTTTAATTTATCAACTTCATAATTACCAGATAAAATATTATCCAAATTCTCTTTAAAATATTTTTCAGCATTTTCTGGACTATCAAGATAATTTTTAAGGTATTCAATTACAAAGTTTTTCTCAAGCTCAGAAACATCACGCTTTCTAAACTTTCCGGTTGCCTTCACCTTTCCATTAGGCATAAATACTAAATAATTTTTTCTAAGACCATCACTAGAATCACGGTCAACAGGCGGAATGAAAACGGCTTTTGCCTGCCATTCATGTTCTAAACCAATACCATCAGGAAGGTTATCACGAACTATTTCAAATATCCTTTGATTGTCTCCTGGTAAACAACTAAACATTACACCATCAGTGTCAACTTCTACGATTTTCCCACCTTCACGCTCAATAATTTCAACCATTAAATTAGCAATTCTTCGACCATAAGCTGTCACCAGTGCAGCAGCTACATAATCATTAAAAGGTATACCATTAGTGCTTAACGCCCCATACCCGCTATTGATGAGAACTTTTAACGCTCCCTGCATTAAATTTGCTTCAGGGTCAGTTTTAGCTAAATATTTTAAACGCAATCTTTCAGTCAATAAATATTTTAAAACACCTAAAAATTTATTATCTTTATCCTTACTTGATGTGATGCCATAGGTTAACATGATTGATGGGTAGAGGGAGCTAACGTCAACCTTTGATACATTCCGATGTAACCCTGCATAACCCGTTGTGTAACCTCCAATATAATCACAAGGGTTATCGGGTTCTAATACTCCTTTACCTATCTCATGATATTGTTCCTCTAGTACAGCTTGCCATTTTGTACCATTCCCGGTTGTCGCTAACCGTTGAACATTCATACCAGGAACAAATATCTGTTGATAGTAAACGGATGGTAGTAAAAAATCAGTCAACAACTCAGTATCATCTAAGTCATATTTAAGGTATGTTTCAATTGTTTCTAAATCACCTTTATGCCAACATTCTTGAATCTCTTGATAGCTTAACTCAAGCCGTTGTTCTTTACGCAATCCCATCTGAATTGTGGCTTGCTTGAGCGTGTGAGATGTCAGCACCCGCTTAACATTATCAAGAATTAACACTTGATGATAAATGTCAATCAATGAAGTATCCCAGAGATAGCATGATTGAAAACTTATTGCTTCACCAAATACCTGCGCTGTCTTGACTGTAACCCTGTAATCAGATGTTTTAAATGGGTGCTTAACTCCTAATATTTCACATCTTTTGATTATGAATGGAATATCAAATTGTAGCGAGTTATAACCTGATAAAATCTCAGGTTTATATTGTTTTAAAATTTTAACAAACTTTTCTAATAATATTTTTTCATCAGAATGAGTTATTAATTCAAATCGGTCTTTATTATCTTCAAAACCGTAACCTGATGAATATTTTAAACCGATATAAATAATCCTATCTTTCTCAGGGTCTAGTCCTAAAGTTTCAATGTCAATATAAATTGTTTTAACCTGATTAAAAGGTTTTAAATCTCGTTTCGGTTTCCAATCAGGAATAAGTTTAGAAGTTCTATCAAATATTTTTAAATCTTTCTCGTTAACTATTACTTTATTATCAATAACCTTGACCGCTTCTCTATTACTATCAGCACACACTTGGCCGTCAATAGGCTGAATTATAATTTTTGACTTATCTACCCATTGTTCACAACTCTCAACCCCTATCAAGTCTTCATGAACAATTTTGACCTGATTGTCAAATTCCTCTACAACTAAAAAATTTTGAATTATATTTTTATCACTTACTCTAAACTTAACAGTTTTTCCAATCATGATAACTCTCTTGAAAACTCTTATTATATAATGATAATATAAGTTATCGAAATAAAAAAAAGTTTAACAATAATTTATAAATTAATTTCTTTTGGAGTTATTTAATTTATAAATTATTGAAGTTTTAAAATGTTCTAATTGAGGGTTTTAAAATGTAACGTAAATTGAATTAAAACACGCTTGGCAACTTTCCAATTGAATTGAAACGAATTTTGGACAATACAAAGTGAAGTAAGGCATTGATTAGAATAACCCGGCAAGATTTATTTCCTACCGGGTTATTCTTTTATATTTAATTAACAAAAATTATTTCATCACGTTGCAATCATAACCATTCAATTCTAAAAGAGTTTTGGATAGTGACACCAATTGATTTTTTAAAATTCGATAGGAACGAATAACGGTTTCGTATTCGTTCAAAGCTTTACTAAAATCATAATTAGGGTCATTAGAAGAAGAGAAAACTGCCTCTTCCAATGACTCTATTGACTTATTTATATGATGACTAAACCCTGATAACAATTCATGGCTTTTTCTTAAATCGGTCAAGCATACATCTAGTTCAAAACGTGTTTTGTTATTCATTATATTTAAAGTTTTTTAAGGTTGTCTGACTATGGGGTCAACTCGACAAATTGACCGGGTTACAAGGGTTTCAACTTTTCCTAAAAATCCAGTATGGCGACTTTTCCTGAACCAAATTTCTAATATTTCCTTATCAGGCATAACATTAACTTGGTTTTGTGTTCCCATTGAATTGTAATAATCCGTCCAAAGGAATGCTAGATAATCAACGTGATTTTTGGCTGTGCGACACCAACCAATATCATTCATATTGGGAACACGGTTGCCACTGCGGTTTAAAACATCATCATTGATTTGAGCAAAGGCTATAATCACACAATCGTTTTCAATTGCGTACCGCTTACACCATTGAGCAAGTCTGTCAATCTCAAGTGAACGATTATCAGATTTATCTTCACCTCCTGCCAACAATTGTAAATAATCCAAAAATACAACTTTAAATCCGCCATCAAAATGCTTCATCTGAGATTCAATTGCATCCAGTTTGGCTGATTGAATTGCATTTTCAATCTCACGAATTCCAGTACCAACTGACTTGATTGCCATCGGAAAATGTTGGGTTTGTTCAGCCAGAGTTAATAAACCAGAGACTTGTTGCTCGGTTAACTTTTTATAGTCCCTTGCAAGTAATCTCGAATTTATACCAGTGTGACAACTTAAAATCCTTCCAGCTATCTGTTTGGCTGGCATCTCCCCTGACAGAAACAAACACGGGATGTCTTGAAGCACGAATTTGTGCATAAGACTACAGCCAAGTGCTGTTTTACCGATTCCCGATGGCCCCGCAAACATAATAAAGTCACCAGGAGTAAACCCGCCTACAGCATCATCAAGGTCATTAATTCCGGTGCTATAACCCAATGACTTTCCACTACCCCAATCATCCAATAACTGAATGGCGAAGTCCATTGACAGATACGACCAAGAGCTTGATTTTTCCTCTTGACCATCTATTGATTTAAGTTCATCTTTAAGCTTTTGAATTTTTGCCTCAACCTCCTGAATCAATTCCTTGGTTGAATATCCAAAGTTTTCCTGTGCTTTTTTGTTAATATCAATTCCCTCCTTTTGTAAATTAGACCTGATAGCCTTATCTAAAAGATTCTTGGCATTGACCTCAATATTCAAGGTCTGAGTCACTTTAGATAAGATTTCTTCTATCTTATCACATCCACCAACAAAATCAAGCAAATTGTGATTAGTTAAATAAATTATTAAAGTTTGGTATTCGACTTTACCGTTATCTATTTTGTAAAGTTCAAGACATGAAGCATATAGTTCTTTATTTGATGGTGTGAAAAAATGCTCAGGCTTAACGATACTCTCAATAACAGGAATTTTCTCAGGTGATATAATAGCAGCACAAATCAGAATCTCTTCATCGTTAACAATCATGTCATGTTGAGACTTTGAACCTAAGTAATATTTTTGTTGATTTGAAGAGAAATCAGGATTAGGTACAACGGAGAATTTGCGGTTGGTCATGGTTTTAAATTAATCGAAAAATAAATTACAAGAGAGACGGTCAAGGATGAATTAAGCCGACTTTTTATCGTCTTGAGATTGAGATTCATCAGGCTTAGGTTGGTTTTGTTTTTCTCGATATTCCTTTTCCTTTTGTCGTTCCAAATACCATTGATATTCACGTTTTGCGCGTTTTTTCTGTTCAGCTTCACGCCATATTTCAAGCTTGCGTTTTTTGGCAGCTAAAATCATCTGTTCTGCCCATTTGACTTGTTCTGGTGTCCGTTCCTCAATCTGTTGTTCAGGGATAACTACAGGAGGAGGGACAATCAAGGCAGTATTGTTATCAGTTTGAGTAGTTTGATGGTCGCATCCATTCATTTGATTAGCGGTGTCTAGCGTCGCGTTTAAGACGGGTTTCTTATGCTCTTGATAGTTCTGACTCCATTTCACAAAATTATCCCTATAAAGCAAGCTATGAAGTCCACCTTTGTTTGCTTCCCAATAGGATTGAAGTTTGCACCATTCCAGAGCGTCTTCAATATCCTTGAAAAGCTCATCAATACCACCGTCTCGGTATTCATCGTAAAGGTAACTCTCAAGCTGTCTCCGTTCATGTCTGGCAAGCTTTAAAGGGTTCCAGTGTTTCGGTTTGTGTTCATTGAAGATGACAGCCAAGCGTGATTGGTCAGAAGCGTCTAAGTAACATTTTCGGATTTTTGGCTTCTCAGGTTCAGGTGGCTCGGTGATAATCTCAGTTTCAATTTCGCCCTGACCGTCCTCTTCTGTTTTTTCTGGCTGCGCTTGATTTTCGTCTTCGCGCGTGTGCGTATGTGCGCGTAAGATTTTATTATTATTTTTTTTTATATTTTTAGGATTAATATCTATGAAAATATTATTATCTTGTAATTCTAAATCTTGTTTCTTAGTATCAATGCTAATATCAATATTACTTGTATTATTATAATTAATAATATTAATATTATTATTATACACACTCGAATTTTCAAATTTTTCATTTTCGTTGGCTGTATCTCCCTCTGCGTAATCGATTTCAGGTATTTTTACTCGATTTGTAAATATTTGTAACAAAGTCCCCATTTTCTCTGAAGTCGTTAGCTCGACGGGTTCGCAGCCTTTTTTGAACCCCAAAAGTATAGTTCCAACCAATTCTGTATCATGACAATCAATCACCTTGACCGTGATTTCATTCTTGTTAGGAACAGCTAATTTGCGCGTGTTCTTAAGCTGTGTAACCCACTGCTCTTGTGTTGCAAGGCATTTTACTAAACATTCACCTTCCTTAAGTTCTACAGACTCAATAACAGTCACAGCGCTTACATCATCTACGTCTTGACTGTTTCCTGATTCATTTTCAATTATTTCATTTTCTTGGACTACCCCTAAATCACCATCAAAGATGTATGGAGTATACGTTTCAGTGTCTGAAACGGTGGTCAAACTTTTATTAACAGTTGAAACCTCTAAAAAATCATCGTTTTTATTATTAATTGAATTTTCAACCACCTCTATAACAGTATCAAATGTATACACAGTATGCTCTACAGCGTCTGAAAGGGTAGTCCAAGTTTTATTGTTATCAATTCCAACCACCCCTAAATCACCCTCAAAACCATATACAGTAATTGGTTCAGGTTTTATAGGGGTGGTTATTATTTCGTAGTAATTATTCTCAACCACCCTTTTATCGCTCGAAACGCTTTCATTGTATTGGTTTGAGTGTATTTTAGGGGTGGTTAAATTTTTATTATTAGTTGAAAGTTCAAATAAATCACCGGAGTTAATATTAGTTAATTTTTCAACCACCCCTAAATCGAGTTCAATCCCATACTCTGAAAGGTTTTCAGGCTCTAAAAGGGTAGTCTGGATTTGATAGTAGTTATTTTCAACTACCCTTTTATTGGCTGTAATACCTTCACCGTATGGTTTTGAATAGGTTTTAGGGGTATTCTGATTTTTAAACCATTCAGACTTAGGACATAAACGGTAGACGCTGGCTTGATAATGTCCATTGACTCGATTGGTAATCTTTTCAATTAAGCGTAATCTCGTTAATTCGTTGATTGCAGCTACAACAGCACTCTTTAGACCTGAATCACTAGCGCAAGGATAAGAGTGTCTTAAACAGGTTTCTACAACCCGCTTGTTCGAAATCTGACAAGAGGGTTCACCTGAATCAAGAGTTTCAAAGTCAAAAGCTACACTAAAACATATAAATCCATACACCTTGAAAGATTCTAAACTTAACTTGATTGACTTGACATCTTCACCTATTCTTATACCTAAATAAACATTTTTTCCATCTCTTTTTATATAATCAATATCAGAAAAAATAGTGTAGTTTTCTATATCTTTTAAGATTGAAAGCATTGTTTAACTCCTGTTTTTGTGAACTTAAATTTAACAATCAAAAAACATCAAAATTAAGATTTATTGGGTCAATCTCATTTTTTCTAATCCACTCCGATTCAGGGTTTATAATAATTTCCTCTCTTTCACCTTGACTGTTTCTCTTCACATTTATTAGTCTCACCTTCTCCATTTCACCTAATGAAGCCTCTAATTTTTTTATTAGATGTTCCTGTGTTGCATCAGGGAATGATGCACCAAAACATAAATCTGCAATATCTCCAAAATCTTCTTCTTTGATTTCTTTCTCTGGAAAAATATAGAAAAATAATCTAAACGCTTCACCCGATAAAATCAAGTTAAATATTTTTAAACTCATTTTTTCACAATCATTTTTTATTAACATAACTCTTTCCAACTCAGTAAAATTATTATAGCATAATTCTTATCAGCTAACAATAGAATATATATTACTTATCATTTCAAGATGTTTTAAAGGCATTAAATATCCTATTGCTTGATAGTAATATTGACCATTAAATGTTGGTCTTGATTTACGTTGTTTGTAAATATTTTTATAACGAAAAATATGATTTCTTAAAACTTCTGTATCGGTTAAATATATTTTATTGCCCACTAAAACAGCAATCCAATCAGCACGAGTTTCATATAACCAACCCTTCCTTGCCTTCCTTGAATCGGTCATATCGATTTCTACATAAAAGTTTCCGGTTCTGACTGCCTGTAAATCAGTCTTATATTCAACCTCATATTTTTCATCTGAATTACCTTTAACTTGAAATACACGGTCATATTTAATAATCAATTGCTCATAACCATTAATTTCATGAATATCAAACCATCTACTAAAAAACCTATCCATCGTTTCTTCACCACGTTTTCCTAGTTTTGACTGTTCTTTGAAATCTAAAGCTGTATTTGACTTTAAAGCTATCATTCCGTTAATTACCAACCATTTATACTTCTATTTTATGGTTATAATACTGTTTTGATAAGTAATATTTTACATATTGTTATAGAAGCTCTTGAAAATCGATTAACAATGTGTAAGTATGAAAATAGTTGTTTTTAAGGGTTTGTATGAAACGAAAATTATCAATTGTTAAAATCAATAATGATGATTTTGAATCCAAAACCGATACCTTGGCGCAATGTCAGGGTCGCTTTGGTAATCTGATAAAAAATTTAAGGGGAAATCTTACGCAACGAGAATTGGCAGACAACCTCAGCGACTACACGCCCGCCGGAAACAGTATCAAACAGACTTCTATTGCCTCGTATGAGAATGCTAAAGCATTACCGTCTTTAGACACCTTTTATGCTGTGGTTAAGTATTCCGGTATCACCGCCGATGAGCTATTGGAGATTATTTTTAATGGCAAAAACCTTAAAAATGTCCAAACTGACCTCGAAAACGATTTTAACCGTATAATTTCGGTTATTAATTTAATGCCAATGGACAAGGATTTGAACCACTGACCTTCGGGTTATGAGCCGTCAATTCTTATAGTTTGGAACGACTATCAACAAACGATTCCAAGCACTATAAAAAATATTCTGGTCAAATAATGGTCAAAAAAAATAAAGAACCCGTGCTAAGGAAATGGGCGAAAATCTCCAAACACGGGTCAGGATGCCGTATTCGTTTTAGGTTAAATGGTGTTAACTATAGTTTCAACCCTTTACCTGGCAGTAAATTTGATGATGCTGCTACCAGAAAAAAACTTGAGGAAATTTGTAACAAAATTGACCTTGATATTCTAACAGGAAATTTTGATTTTAATGATATAAAATTAAGTAAATATTTATTAATTAAACCTGATTCAGAGATTAATCATGATAGCTAAAATATAAGATTTCTGCTATAATATTAACACAATTAACCGACAAATAATCATGTTAAAAATATATTTAGCGGGTGCTTTATTCTCTGTTGCTGAACGTGAATATAACGAAAAGATTTCAGCAATTCTTGAGGAGTTGGGATATGAAGTTTTCCTACCACAAAACTCTTCAAATACCGATGATGATGCTATTTTGTTTAGTGAATTAGTCAACAAAATCAATGAATCAGATATCGTATTGGCTGTATGTGATGGCACTCAAACTGACGATGGTACGGCTTGGGAGTTAGGTTATGCTTTTGCCAAAGATATCCCTACAGTGTTACTAAGAACCGATTTCAGACAGAGATGTGATTCAGACCATTATAACTTGATGTTAAAATTCTCAGCATCAGATATTATCAATGTTTCAGACTTAGATAATATCAAAGAATTTTTAGATGATGTCTTAAAAAGAGTTGAATATGTTTATTTATCCGGTAAGTGATTCAATTCTTTAATATGTTTTAGACATTCGATATATGCTGCTTTTTGACCGTTCAGGTTTTCAAGCAGCAATTGATTCTCAATAAAGCTAACTCGTTCAACGTCATATTTTATAATACAAGATATCAGTGAATTCTCAATAGCTGATATCTTTTTATCAATTTCTTTTAAAGATATCATTATTTCATCAATCAAAATATTCTTATCCATTATTAAACCAATCAAAGTATTCTTATCCATTATTAAACTATTAAACCTCAATAAATTTACCTTTGAAAATCGGTTTTTCTGACACCAACAGAAATACAAAATCACAAGTTTTCTGGTTTGGTTTAGGTGTAAATTTTATGTGCCATGAAACCAGGGGACTTTGAATCACATTTATATTATCATTTTTGATTATTCCGGCTGATACCATGCCATCAAGAATAGGTTTTAATGCTGCGGGTAGGTTATCAACCGGGTCAATATTTTTCTTCAGAAAGTAAAATATTTCAATCCATACCTTATCCTCAAACCTTTTATGGTTTTTACAGTCAAGCTGTGCCAATAACGTACAGTCCTTTTTATGTTTAGCTATGACCTGATGGTGCATCCTTACAACCCTGTTTAATGTCATCTCAGGACAAATATCAAACCTGAAACGTTCGACACCTTTAGGGATTGATTTAATGATTATTGCAGCTTCCTCTGGTAACACAACTAGAACCATCCTGGTAAATGTATTCCAAAAGTCAACTCGAAACTTTCAGGGAACACCCAAAGGTGGTAAACATTGGCTTCATCTATCAATGTTGACTCTTTGGGGTATATTTCAATGGCATTCTGTTCAGTGCCACATATCTCGTTTTTGATTGCTTGTAAAGTCTTCCAATGGTTTCTAATTGGTTTATTATCAGCAGGTTTGATAACAAGATGTTTTATCTCACCACCCCAGTCAAACATCTCCACAAACCGATTAAAAACCATTACACAATATTGATTATTAACAAATGCTTCATCACAGGTTGGAACCCTTTTAAATTCCTTGTTAAACATTTGTTTTTTAGACTCAAGCTCTGATTTTGATATTTTCCTGAAACTACCATAAAATCCTTTTATTGCCATTAAAATAACTCCAATCTTTTGATAATTATTATTATAACATCTATTATTTAATAATCAATATTTTTTAATAATCAATATTTTATTGTGATATAATTTTATTAAGAAAACTCCTTTTAATTGCTCCAGACAAACCCTACTATGTGATTTTTAGTAGGGTTTTATTTTTACCATTTTGGATTACCTCCCTTGACCGCATCCTCCATATATTTTGTTCTACGATGCCACCCATTTTTAAAAACTGTTTGTGATGGGTTAGAAGTATAAATCCTTATATAATAATCATCCTGTTGCTTGATATAGTTCAACGCTTGTTCTTGTGGGTTTGAACCACTAATTGACCACTTCTTACCACTATTGACGTATGAATTCATGATAGCTAAATTCAGTGGGTTAGGGGCTTTATTCGCTCCTGAAGCTATCCAATAATCAGTATGATAAATCTTGATAGCTTGCGGTAGAGTGATAGATGAAACGCTAAAACCGTGACGTTTTGCGACTGATTCAATGATTCCATACTTAGTCGCTCCACCTCTATCAGATGGATGGTTAGACCAACCTCCTTCAACTTTTAAAATATGAGCTATAGCCCATGTGAACTGTTCATCATTTATCCCTGCTTCACTAACGGCTTTTTTGATGTCTTCCGGTGCGCTTGCAGTGGCTACATTTCCAGAATTTGTATTAGTAACTACTTGCTGAATTGCTGGAGATTGCAGAAGATTTAAAGCTGTGAATCCGACTACTCCACACATCATTAAATTGTTGAATATTTCCATTGATTTCTACTCCAAAGGCACAACTTTTTTAGGGTCAATCCACTCGCCATTTAATTTCATCCCTAAATGCAAGTGAGGGCCTGTACTCATTCCGGTTGAACCAACTAGCGCGATAGTGTCGCCGCTCTTGACCGATTGACCAACCTTTACTAACAATTTTGAAGCGTGGCAGTAAACGCTCATATAACCGCCACTGTGATTAATCCTAACCCCGTTACCACAGTTACCCAACTCTCTAGCACTCTCTACTTGACCATCAGCAACAGCATAAATAGGTGTACCCGTTGCTGCTCCCATATCAACACCGGAGTGCATTTGTTGTTTCCCGGTGACTGGGTGTGTACGCATCCCAAAACCCGACCCAATTGTTACTTTCGATGGCAGTGGATAAATAAATTTAGGAGCATCTTTTGATGGTTGGAATGTTGAGGACTGGGTGTTTTGTTGTGTGGAAGTCTGAGGAGAGATTGACCCGAATTTAACAACACTGAACCCTAACAAAATTGCAACAATAAAAACCCAAAACCAAACATCATCAAGGTTTGATTCTAACTCGCTCAACCTCTCCTCAATCTTCCTATTGTTCATATCTACTTAGCTCCCATATCTTGCTTACCGACTGACTCTGACTGCTTATCCTGTGGGATATCAAGGTTATACCGTGAACGCAATTTTCCGACTTGAATCTCACCTGAAAACAATTTTTTGGACTGTTCTGATTGTTCGGTTTTTGATTCCGATTCCGATGGTTTATCACCATCTTTTTTAGGTTCTTCCTTGGGTTTCCCCCAATCATCTTTAGGAATTGTTTTGGCAATTTCAGGAACAGCTTTAACCGACTCGGATACACCCTTTTTAAACCACCAAGGGATAGACTGATTCCAGCAAAAATAGATTAGAAAAGCCCACCCAAGGAGTGAGCCAGAATAGTAGATGAATCGCATTATTCAACATCCTTTAATTCTTCAATGGGTGTTAATTGTGCCTCTGAATCATCACCTTGATTGGGAGGTAACGGACGGCTGTTAGATGCGTTAATGTTGCCTCCGAACAATAAATTAACTACACCCCATCCTTTCTCAACGCCAGCTTTTAAGACACCATCTACAGTTAGGTCTTTAACTCCAAAATAAACAGTTAAAGCGACTAATGTGATTAATGTATATTTAAAGATTTTCATGGTAGATTCTCCTAGTTTTTAGCGAGTGTTTTGGCTTCAGATAGTGCAGATTCCCACACGGGTTTAAGGTATTGGGTATACCGTTTATTTGTTGAGCGTGGCTCAATCCCAATCTCAGAACAAATTTGTTTAAGTGGTGATTGAATCAATCCTTGAGAATATTTAACGGCTCGGAGTTCAAGAGATAATTTAAAGGTTTCCGTGTTGATTTCCTGCCACCAAATATCATCGGGGTCAACTGGGTTACTGTTGGTAAAAGTGACGTTAAATCCTGATAGGTCAGGAATTGTAACAACTCTTGATTGACCTTTGATTGTACAAATAGCAGGACGTTTACCCTCTTTGATTAACCGTTCTACTATTTCGATTAGTTCATCTTTTGCACCTCCTAAGTACCTTAATTGACTTTCAGGAATAGATGGGTAACAGATGATTAATTGAGCGATATTCTCAAGGGTTGCAAGTGAAAAACCACCTTCGCCAACTGAAGCACTTTGTCCAACTGGGATTAGTTTGATTTTGTAACCCCTTCCCTGCTTAATGATTTCGATTAATTTTTCAAAGCGAGATGATGTTTTGTCGCTCTTGTAACGTTCAACAATCGAATCGAACTCTTCACAAATTAAGCAAATTGGTGTTAGGTCAATTTGAAGGTCAGAAAGCTTTTTAGCCCCATTCTTGACCCCATCCACACAAGTTTTAATCCGTTTATCAAGTTCACCGTGAACATAATCAATCAAACAATCAATTTCATCATCGGGTTGTTTAATCCACTTCGAGTCAAGCCCAAACCAATCATTAAGATAGCCATCGTCATCAGGTTTTCCGTAGTTTGGGTCTGCAACAAAAAGTTGTCCATTGGGATTGTTTTCGAGCCACTGGGAGATGACCAAGCCCAATAATTTTGATTTACCTGAACCAGTCCCCCCTGTGATTCTCTGGTGAGGTAAGGCAAGGAAATCTGACACCCAAGCATGGTCATTCTTGATTGATTGAAATTTGCTTTTGATTTCCGGCGGGATAGCTCGAATAACCAATTGAGAAGATTTAGAGTAACCCTTCTCGCCCCATTCTCCTAAGCTGTCCAAAGCTTGACCAATACCCCAAACTGTCCAGGCCAGACTTTTATTTACTGTGTCCGGCACTGTGTTTGGCAGGGATTCAATCTTGACCATAGAATCATCCCCTAAAAGAGTCCCTGCTAGTCCTCCGAGACATCCCAAACCCAAGAGGAACAATAAAGGGGAATTCTCCATAGGCTTACGTTCGATAACTAATGTATGACCCCATTCACCCTTTTGGTTTTGATAAGGTGAAATTCCTTTTATATCCTCCACTTGGGTTGAAGATGCGGTAAACAATCCAATAGCTGATAATCCTAATGTTGTAGCGATGGCAACTCCCCAATTATCCTTTGTGAAACTACTTGGTTTTACCATCTTTTTTCACCTCCTTTTTAGCTTCTAACTCAGCTTGTTTTTTGGCTTCTAATTCAAGTTGTTTTTGTAGTGCCTCAGTGCGTTTTTGTTGTTCATAAGTCAACGCTCTCAAGGTCATTGCTGTTTCACTAAATTGTCGAACGTCACTCGCTAAAACCGAAACATTAACAGAGGTAAAATTTAATTGAATCTGATTCCCTGCGGTTGTTGACCAATGCTTTTTAAGAGCTAAGAGGTTCCCCCAAACCTCAAACAGTAAGTTGGCTGCTTTCTCTCGTTCTTTTGCACTCCCCGTGAATTCACCTTCTAGTGTTGCCTTGTCTAATTTATTGGCCAAATAGTTAATCTTCTTGACTAGAAACAACTCGATAGAAATTGGCTCTTTGGCAATAGCTGTTCTGGCTTGTAAAAGGAAATCCTCAGCAACAGCTTCACTGAGGTTGTTAATCTGAAATCCAACCTCATTGAGTGCCTTCTCTAGTTGCTCATTACGTTGGACTTCCAAATCAGGAGAGGGTTGAAATTCTCCAGAATCACTGTTAGTTTCAGTTGGGTTTTGTCCAGTCGCTTCTACTGCCATTGGCTGTGTATTATTCACGGATTCAGCAACAGGAACATTAGGAGCAAATTTTTTAATTATCCCCGATTGATTACCTACCCAGCTAATGAAGCCACAGACTGCAATTGTTATTAATAAAATAACTACCCGTTTCTGTGTTTTATTAGGCTTTCTGGGTTCCCTCTGTGTAGGGTCTGGATTCCCACTAAAGGCGGGTGAGTCGTCACCAGGTTGCAAAGCATCCATCATCTGTAACTACCTCTCTGTATATGGTGTAAGGTTTACTGTTTTTTTAGATTGGTGGGCGGTGGGCTATTTTCCCCTGAAAGTAGGTTCCCGTACAATTCCAGGGCTTGAAAATACTCATCACTCCCTGGCTGTAGGGCATTGAGATGGTTTTCGGCCGACTTTTTGACGATATCAGCCAATATGGGGTTAAAGTCGGTTTCTGATGGCAGTTTATTGGGGTGTAAATTGGCATTTTGTCGATTATTAATAGCGTTGCTACCCTGAACTATTGCCACTGATGATGCACTCGCTATTAACCCGATAAACGCCCCATATTGACCCATTCTCATCTCTGATATTTCCGGTTCTAATGTCAGACTTAACATCACTGAACCGATAGCACCCAAGGTAGTACCCGTTAGAATTGCGTTAAGGGTTTGAGGTAGATTTAATTTCATGATTTGGTGTTTTCCGTTTAAACTCCCCTTAAATACACAATCCCAGGCACTCCATACTGTAAATATCGTATTGATTAGGTGCAATACTTTCAAAGTGTTTAATTAACCGCTTAATTCGTGTTAAAATCTTGCTCATGTTGCATTTCTCAGATGTATTTTTGCAAGTCGAGAGACGGCTCTCAATTTGGGATACCGTCTCTTTTATTTCTGCAATGATTTCTTGATAGCCATCACATCGACTTTCTGAGTTCTTACTGTTGATGACCGTTGGCTGTTTTTTTGGGATTGTGTTACTTTCTTCCCCAAGTCCTGAACGGTTTTATCGGGTGTGCCTTGGTTAAGTTTTCCTAATTGTTCCAACTGGGAATTAAGGATTTTTTGAAAGTCCGAATTAATGGCAGTTTGTAGGCTGTAAGCTTGTTGTAATCCATTGAGTTGTGATTGCAACATTCCCATTATTAAAGCGGTGTTGCCAGCTTCACCAATAGCCGTTCCTGTTTCAAACTGGACTCGGATGTGTTCATTGGTTAACCCTTCTTGAACTGAACCCACAGCCCCAATATGATCAGCGAGGTTTTGGTGAACTGGGTTACTGAGTGCCAACTCTCGGAGGGCGGCCAAGTCACTTTGGGTGATGCAATCTTGATTTAAACCAAGTTCGTTCACCAGTGCCAACGCTCCCTCACCCAGTTCCCCCTCGACTTCTTCCCAATCAATAAAATCATCGGAATCGTTAATACTGAAGGATTCCGGTTCATCATTCCCCTTGGGTGTTCCCTTTAGGGCTTGGGGCTTGGTTCCGCTTAGATGAGCTTTGATAGCAGGTTCCCAACTTTCATCAATTTCAGTCGGGTTTAAACCAAGTTGTTTAATAACGATAATCAGTTCAGTCTCGGAAACATTAAGCGACTTTGACAAGTTTTGCAGAGTCGATTTTTGATTCTGTCTGGTACTCATTGGTTAATTCCTGTAGGTAATTTTCAAAGGTAAAAATCGGAGCGTTTAAGCTGATATATTCCTCTATGATTTCCGGTCTAGGTGCGCTTGACGGCTCGGATAAATCATAGTTATTGATTCTGGTCAGCCATTCCACTATGTAGGGGTTGTAAGCTTTCTTAGGCTTATAATGCTGATAGATATCTGGAGAATGGATTAACAACAATTTAATCCATTCTCTTAGAGTCTGCGGCTTACGTTTAAGCTGTTTTGCGAGTTCCCCAACGGGTGTATAGGTTGCCTTCTTCTCATCCAGCTTAAACAACTTAACCCGCCTCCCTTCTGGGATAACTTCAGGTTCGATAATCATTGGAATTCCTGTTAATAATTGGTTGTTTTGCTTCCCACAGGTGCGCCTCTTATTTTGAGTCTGTGGCTAGGCTATTCAGTTGTCGAGGTACGGTTTGGGGGAGAAGCGGTAAAGCCTCTCAGTAGGTGCTAGACCGTTCTAAGGGTTCATCAAGGATTCATCTCGTTCTGTAAGGTCAAAACACGCTCAACTACCTGAGCGTCACTCCAAGATGGATTCTGATTGCGTAGGATAGCAGCACGTACAACGGTCATCGGGTTTTCAGCTTCAGTCGGACATTCAAACTGAACTAGAAGCATTTGAGCATCATCAATATTGGCTTTAGTGATATCAAATCCTTTTGACCGTAACTGTTCAGAAATTTGTTTAGAATCAAAATTGTTGTTCATGATTTTTACCGTTGTTAATTGCTGTTGTTGGTGTAGTTTTTGATGAAAGTTCCTAAACCTATTCCTTTACTTTGGTATTTTCTGTAAAGGTTAGTTAATCGGCTTAAACTTTCAATTTGTGGTTGAGTTAGAGGGGTTGTAGTCCCGAAACCAAGCAAACCACAGAGTATCCTTCCTTCATTTCTTGACAGATTAAATCTTTCATAAACAGCCATTCTTTTTGTAGGAATTTGAAAACTCTCTGAGTGGTTTTCAAAACATTGTTGCATTTCATCTTTTTACCAGCGATTAATAATTTGTGCTTAAGTTGTTTTCAACTTGTTCTTAATTTAAGCTTTATTTATAGTATTGAAAACTGCATTTTAACTGCATTTGCAGTCATCTTTTAGACAATAAAAAACCCTCTAAGATAGAGGGTTTAAAAAATTTAATTTGATTTTTATGAAATTTTTAATTCCATAGCACGTCTAAAATATTTCTTACTGGGTGTCACTCTTCCCGACATCCAACGCCATATAGTTGAGAGTTCAACATTAAAAGCGGTTGCAGCTTCTTCATACGTCCAGAGCTTACTCTTGATTAAATCTCTAGGGTGAATATATGTTGTTTCGGTCTGTAAAGCCTGTATCATTGCTATAGCCTCCATGAGTCTAAGTGAATGGGGGTTAACATAGGAGAGGTCTTGACCACCTCTCCTAGTAGAATAGCATAAATCTTATCAAAATATAATTAAGTAATAAAAAACCCTCTGAAACAGAGGGTTTTTTATTGACATCGAACCAAATTTGAACTAACTTTCTATTAAAGATAAGTCAAATCTTGCAATAGCTTCTGATTTAGCCGTTTCCCAATCCACTTCATACTGAGAAACAATTTTTTCAGTTTCTTGTCTGATAAATTCTGAATACATTTCCTCATAGGAATAACTAGAATAATCTGCTGGAAATTTATTGACCCATGCTTGTGCAGCGCCTTCTAAAGTACAAGGTTTTTGACCTTCTTGAATAATTTCAATTACACAATTGTTATTGTCAATGGCTTGAAATATCATTTTATTACTTTTCCTTAACTCTTATTTTACTATAGCTTAACAGTACACACTATGTCAAGCTATTTTACAAAAAAAGTTTTCTCACCTAGTGGAATACTGTAAATTAGCCACAAAGGTAACTCTCCAGCACCCAACTTAAGAGGGAAAGCATCAAACATAACCGATGGTTCAGCCATGTGAGGAAAATAACCCTTGTAATACTCCCTATAAAGGTTTAACCGAGTCATTCCATCATCATTCTGACAGTAGAAAAGCTTAAGGTTCAAACGCAAAGGATAAGTAGTATTATCCGATTTACCCTTAGCTATTTCGGGCATAAGCAACAATCTTTTGTTCTGCACCCAAGGGTCAGGAACATGAGAAAAAATTCTAACCCTGTCACACTCAACGTCTTCAAACTTGTACCACTTGGATGCTGACTTGTTTTCAATCGGTTTAAAATATTCTCTACCTGGTAATTTTTCAATCAGAAAATTCATTTGAATGTGTCCTCAAAATTATCAACCTGTTCACCATCAATAACAATTTCAGAGATGTTTTTATTTCTCATCATTGATACCCTTAATTGGATATTGTTGCCAACACCTAACTGATTATGAAGCCATCCAGCACAATGAATATTTTTATCATCAGAATAATGACAAGCCATAATTTTCATTTGCTGATTAATTTTGGATAAATTACCATCGTTCACTGCAATTGTTTCTCTCAATGATTTATGAAGTTCGATATCATAGCTTGGAATATCTGAACATCTTGAATCTTTCCTCCAGGGACAAGTTTTACATTGCGTAATTTTCATTTTTTTTTAATCTCAAAAATTCATCTCTAAACGCTTCAGCTTCATTTATGGAATTGAAACATTTTAATTGAAAATTTTCTCTCAATTCATCATGGAAGTCTGATAAAAAACCTCTTGGTCTATGATAATTTTCAGTTGACGCAACAGAGTCCAGCCATTTCTCAGCGTCACCAAATTCAGAGAAACAGCAAGAGTATTTATGACCCTTGCTGTAAGTAGTAGCAACCCAGTAGTTCATAAATCAAAAAACTATAATATTATCAAATTCAAAAGAACCGAATTTAACTTTACGGACAGAACAATCAAAATGCAAAACACAAAAAACATCGTTTTCTTTAAATTTTGCATAAATACTACAAGGTTCAACACTTACAAAAACATGAGATTTATCTTCACCTAAACTATTGACAGATTTAATAGTCGTAAAGATTTCTTGTTGATGAAAAATTTCAGTTTCATCTATTTCCAAAACCAATGTTTTTCCGGGCATGATTACAGCTAAGTCATCCCAAATTGTTTTGCGTTCCATTGTTTTAATTCCTTCGTTGATTGTTTACCGGTGATTTAACCTCCTATCACCAAAGGGTAGAATTAAAAATTACATCTGAGGTAAAACTTTTAATCCCCTTTTATCAATAAATTTAGCGCAATGTAAAGCGAACGCTAAAGATTTATCATTTGATTCTGTCCACCATCCCATCAATCGAGGTGCTTTTGTTTTCCCCAAACCTTGAGCGATGATTTTATAATTACCAGTAACAAAACCGCTTCCATATTGGGCTTTGTCTTCGCCCACAATTTCATCTATTGCTTGACAAATAGTGAAATTAAAAGTATCAGTACCGTGTTTGTCGCCTGATTGTTCAAATATTGTAAATACAGTACCTTCTGGAATATCAAGACAAACATATCCTTGATACGAACTATGTTTATCGCTACAATTTTCTTCAAAATCTTCTTTTACCATCCACTCTTCCAAACCTTTAACGTAGTATTTTCCCCAACTAGAAGAGTGGGATTCTTGACCTTGCACAAATTCAATATTAGACATTTCTTTCAATCTCCAAAAGGTGATTATGTTTGATTTGGGATTACTCCCAATCCCTGATAGGGATTAAATATAGAGAGGAATCGATACTCTCAGCCTCGACTGGGCAACCTTGCAGGCATTTCCTTGTCTCTATAATTTAATTAAATCAGATTTTTTTGAGATTGTCAACCCTTTTACCAAAATTCTTTTCAGAATCTAACACCACCAATCTTTAGCCCATTGAAAGGGTACACCCGCAGCGATAGCACACTGCTCATCAGTGTCTCTGTCACCAATCATTAAAACTTCATTTATTGACGGTATAATCGAGTAATAGTCCATTGCAAACCATATCATTCCAGGGTTAGGTTTACGATATGAACCCTCGTTAATTTTAGGGGTGTATATACGCTGTTTTACTTGATTGACAACTCCTAATTTATTGCCTTCATAATCAGGACAAAAGTAAATCTTATCAATCATTGGAACTAACTTGATTGTATACTTATGCTCTTCAAAACATGAATCAAGAGTTTTATGACCCGCAGCAACTCCCCCTTGATTACTACAACCTACAATCATCCACCCTTCTGAATGATACTTTTTGATGGCCGACATAGCACCAGGTATAATTTCCTGGTCTTCAGGTGAATCAATGAACCCTGATTCAAATTCACCAATCACACCACCTTTCTTAATCCGAACCGTACCGTCAAGGTCTAAAATTAAAAGTTTCATTTTTTCTCCTAAACTAATCCTAATTCACAAATTCTTGTCGATAAATCAGACACCCACTTTTCCCAGTCATAAATTTGACCATACTTGGCTCGAAAGTAGTCATGCTCCGACTGAATCAATGAAATTAGGTTATTAGGAAAACAACCATCACCGAATGCCGTAACAGGAAACCCTTCGGGGTTGTGTTCAGGATTATATTGATAGGCTGTTGCCATCAATGTGATGGCTTCACCTGAAACACTAAAAACTGGTGTATGCCAATATTGACGATATTTTGCTCTCATCAAATCGATTGCAGTGTAACTATCCATAATATGTTCCTCAACTGATTACATTTTTACTATAGCTTAACAGTACAATATTGTCAAGCTATTTTGAAAAGATTTTTTCAAACCCTCAAACATATACAGTGAGAGGGTTCTAGGGATTCTCTAAAATACTCCTACAACTTCACTATCATCGGATAAGTTGGGAATAGCCACAACCTTATCCATAAATTTGTCCAACACCCCCTTATTACTTGACCCAATCAAAACAGCATAAGCTGTAAATTTTAAATCTGATTTTTTCTGATTAAAATCATTTAACCATTTATCAGAAACTCCGCACAAATCATCAGTAATCAAAACAATATCAGCGTTTTTATATTGTTTTGAATTTTCGATAATACTAACAGCATCATTGAGAGGATATTCCCAATTCGTACCACCACCACTAAAAAAGTTTATAAAATTCTCTAAGCTCTGGCTACTGAATTTTCCTTTAGGGAACTCATATCTTGCTCTTGACCTTTCATCAAAATGAATCGCGTAGAAATCACGCTTATCCTTAGAACAAAGCATCAGATAGGCAATAGAAACCGCCTTAGACCATGATTCCTTGTTCCCTCCCATACTCCCAGAATTGTCAATCAACATCACCACTGGGCCCTTCTTAGACTTCTCATTAGCTTCTTTATGGAACTCCAACAACGCTTTTTCTGAGTAGTCTTTAATAAACAATCTCCGGGTTTGGTGATGAGCAAATTTACCATACTCGACTGGTAGAAGGTTAAACAAATCATTGCCAGTTTTAACACCCGTAATCATTGCTTGATTGGGTGTTTTTGATTTCCGTTTAGCTTCAGCCAGAAGTTTCAACCTACCCGCTTGTTCAATGATTTTCTTGAAATTCTTAGAATTCAAAAGTTTTTTAGCTGATTTAATTTTTTCATTGATACCACCTGATTCAGAATTATTACCATCACCTGAACCCCATCCACCACCTTCCTGTAAGTCTAAAACCTGTTTCATTGCCTCAACTTCCTCTTGTGCCAAAGTTGACGCAATCTTAACAGTTTCTTCTAAATTTTTAGAAGTCATTTTTTCAGAATATTTTTCATACTCTAAAATTTCATTCTTTCCTTGGCTGACAAAATTATCAATCTTATCTTTAATTCTATCAGATGCTATTTCATCACCATTATCTTTAGCTTCTTCTAACTCTTTTTTCAACTCTCTGACTATCTCTCGAAGTTTCTCAGGGTCGGTTAATTTACGTTCTGATTTAGGTAATTTGTTAGCACAGACTTCTGAGAACTTCATTGCACCAACACCTGCTAGAATCCATTTTTTGAGGTGATATTGTTCACCTGAAATCATAGACATCAATCCATTCCATTCTTCGGATGAGTCAATTTCATTATGCAACTTGACTGCCCAACCAATCTCATTTTTTGGTTTTTTAAATTCAGGTTTAATTGGTTTATCACCAAAGATTCTAATATATTCATCTTCACTAATACCTGAATTATTTTTATCGGTTTCCCAAGTCTCTAATGCTTGGTTGTATTTTTCTAACCTTTCTGAATATATTTCTTTGGTGTCAAAAGTTTTTTTAACCTGATCTGACCTTAAAAGTCTTTCAAATATTTCAGCCATAAATATTGGAAACAATTCTGTTCTTTCACTTCCATGAAGCTCAATTTTCCAATACTCGGAACATTGTTCTGTATAGTCTAACCATTGTTGATAGTCCCAATATGGTATTTTATAACATAGCTTTTCAATATCTTGATTGGTGTTATAATTAAAGTAATTCATGGTTTTGTTTCCTTTGTTAAATTGTTGTTGTTAACAGTCAAACCCTTGTAAACATTTACAAGGGTTTATTTATTTTAGTAAGGCATCACTGAAAAATCAACATTTACAGTATTATGAACTTGATAAGAGTTGTACATCAATTCATCGATTGAAACGGTCAACCCTTTCATTTTCGATAAATTTTCTTTTGCGATTCTAGCTTTGGATTTTGGTTTACATTTATTGATTTCATCTTCAAGAATATCAATTTTTTCATTGATTTTTTTCTTAATTTCCAAAGCATTAGACCGATAAAAATCAACATTGTTTTTGTTGGCGTTTTCAGCTTTTTCGTAAAGCTTTAGACAAAGTTCATAAGCTTGTTTTGCTTTGACTGTCAAAGGGTTTCCAAACTTAACTAAAGCTTGAATAATTTTTTCAATTTGAGATGGTTCATCCCAACAAATATGCTTGAGAATATCTAAACATTCATCATCACATTCTGTCTTTCCTAGCACCACAGTGTAAGCTTTGAGGATATCAATTATCTGTTCATGGCGACGGTCAGAGATGATTATATTGTACTCATTCCGTAAATAGTAAGTAACATCAACAATTGCGTTCAGAATATCATCAGATATTTCAACTTTTTGACTTAATTCTTTTAAATCAAGTAATTCTTTTTTATCAAACTTGGTTTTAATTTGAGGAGTTGGAAGACTACCAGCACGACGTTTCATTAATGTTAAGCGGTCATTTCTGCATAATTCATAAACCCAGTAACGAATCAGAAACCTGTCCCAAAAAGCCATCAAACTTTCATCTTGCGGTAATTCGTTAGAACAAATAACAGTCATATTCAAAGGGCTTTTAATGGTTCCATCATCACCATTTTCATACTGCTTATCAAGAATTAAACCTAACAACGCATTCAACACCGGGCTATTAGCTTTAAACCCTTCATCAAGGATTAAAGTGTCAGCCATCACTGCACCATTATCTAACTTGCGACGGAATAACCCTTTATCTAATGCTCCTAAATCAACTGCACCTATAACCTCTTCTAACGTGCTAGAAGCCTGTAACAAGCGATAACAACTTTTTCCTTGGAACGCTTCAGTAATGACCTTTGCTAACGCTGTTTTACCCGTCCCTGGTAA